NCCAAATGGACGCCTGGTTCTTTGATTGGGGAAGTAGGTGCAGCTTTTGGGGTTACTCTTCTTTATCTTCAGAGAATGCTTAAATTCCAAGTAACTGCTTTTGAATTGCCAGCCCATATCCCAGCTTTTTCTATGGGGCTTTTAGCAAAAGGAATTGATGTAATAGGTTGGGATCTTTATATGGAAGATGTGCCAGAGAGAGATAAATATGATTTAATGATTTGTTCGGAAGTTATAGAGCATCTCTTCGTTGATCTTCCTTGGGTTAGTGAAAGACTTCGATTAACTCTTCGAATTGGTGGAAGAGTTCTATTAACAACTCCAAATTTTTATTGGATACAAAGAATTATTTATATATTAGAGGGGAAAATTATTTGTCAACGATTTTCCCCAGTTCCACGATACATAAAAGGCGTGATCTCGGATACTCGTGAACATCCTCGTTTATATTGTTCTTCTGAAATTGAGCGAGCTTTCACTTCTCCCCATTGGGAAATCTGTGAAATATGGTCTTGGCCTTCTTATGATCCAAGTGTAATTCAAGATCAGATATTGAGAGAAGTAATAGAACGAATAGATTATCCTTTAGGTAAAGTGCTTTTTGCAGTGGCTAGAAGAAAAAGTTAATAAATTTGAGAAGGAGGACGAACGGAAATGAAGAAAAAATCAATTCTAATTCCGGTAATCACGATAATATTGGTTGCTATACTCTTGCTTGTCCAGAATGCATTTGCTCCTAAGACTATTATCTTGGATCGAATGCAAATAATCGGGGTTGATCTTAGAAAGGTTCAGGTATTGGAAGGCGAACCTGCTGCTCCAGTTTGGAAATGGCAAGCAGGGATTCAATATCGAATGCTGAATCTGACAGGTGATGCAATGGTTGGGACCAGCTCCTTTGTCCTTACTGATCCCCAAGCTTTGAAAATAAGACAGTTTCTAAAACCTTTCGTTGATACGATAAAGACCAATACCGATATTAGTATTGTGGAGAATTTCACAGATCCGCCAGAATAAATAGCAAGGTCAAAAATGGCTGAAGATATTTGGAAGAAAATTGTCGGTAATGCAATTCCTATATTACTTGCAGCTTTATTCTCAATTCTTGGTTTTCTTGTTCTTCAGATATTTCTATTGAATAATAAGATAAACGAGAATAAGCTTGAAGATGTAAAACATTATATGGAATTGGATCGGAAATTTGAAGTTCAGAAAGTAACTGTAAATAATATTAAGAATATGGTTGAAAGAATGAGACATTTAGGAGGGTCAAGCAATGAAGATTTCTCGTCAATGGATTTATTCGATTATAGTGATCTTTATAGTCTCTATCCCTTGGATTTCCTCAGCAATAAGAGATGAAGAAAAAACGATAATAATAGGGGGACTAATTACTTCGATTCCAGAGAAGTACAATGAGCATCCACAGAAACTATTAGAAGACTATCAAAATGAAAAAATAACCCTCTACGAAGTCGTTCAAATTCTAATTCTTTATGAAGATCGCTTCGAATTCAAATCTTTGTATGAAACTGATACTGAATTGGATCGGTATTGTATTGATAAACAGGAACATAAACGGATAGAACAGTGGAAGAAAGAGATTTATAAGCAAAAGTCAAAGTGATAAGAAAATGACAAGAGAATCAAAGGAAAATTCGGAGACAGGCAGATCGAATATGAAATGGCTTAAGAGTAATATAGTAACGATATTGTTAATGGCACTCTTGTCTATTTGTGGTGTAATTGGTACAATCTATGTTCAAAAATTAGGAGCGAGCGAGATAAGAATAATTTCTAATGGGGCAAAAATATTAGCAATACAATTAGCATTTGCGGAAACGAAGCAAGAGGTCAAGAATTTACGTTGGCTTTCTGATGAAAGATATAGTAACATTGTTAAAGAAATTGAGAAAATATCAGAACGGCTTATTGAGCGTATGGATCAACAACACGAGTTTCTCAAAGGTTTAATTAACAGATGAAAGATATTCGAATTTTGATTATCGGAATTTTATCGGTATTTGTAATATGTCTTATAATGTATTTTCATTTTGAGAAAGAATTATTGAATTATATCATTGTGGAACATGAACAGAAATTGAAAATGTTGGAGAAAGAGAAGGGTGAAATAGATAAATCAATGTCTGAGTTTTCTGTGGATCCAGAAACTATTCGAGCTCAGATGGAAATATTGCGAAAGACAAATCAAGATTGCATGATATGTCATTCGGAAGGGACAAGCTGTAAAACTTGCCATAGTGATTTTGTGGGGGTTATTGAAACTCATCGAGAAAAGATAGAATCAAAATAAAAGGAGACAATAACTATGCTAGAAATATTATCTAAATTGGGTTTTAAGTTAGATGCCCTTACTTTGGTCTATATGGTCATTGCAGGTGGTCTAACTGAGCTATTGATCGATTTCAGTCCTAAAGGATTCACACGGAAGAAATTCGGGGCTCTCCTGAGCATCTCAATCGCAATCTTGGCAGCAATAATTGGTGGAAGGATTCAGGGAATCGGATTTTTACAATCTGTTTTTAATGGTCTAGTTGCTGCTGCTTTAGCTAGTGCTGGTTTTGATTATATTAAGACGATCAAACAGGCTATAAAGAAACAGCTAGGATAGAAATAAAGGGGGACTTATAAAATGCCATTTCCAGGTCATCATGCTGCAAGAATACAATCTCCCAATCGATTTGATAAAGATGCATATAGAACTGTGGCAGGGGGAACTATATATGGTGGAAGGATAAAGGTCCCTCAAACTGTAAATGTCATCTGGGGAAAATTGATAGGTAAAGCTAAACCAAGTGATCCTCCAATATTACAGTCATTGCGATTCGATATAAAACACTGGACAGAGACCGAAGCTAGGAAATGGCTGAAAGATAATGAAATCAAATTCATATTGTTTGAACCTGCTGAGGAAAAGAAGGAAGCAAGTGAATCAGAAATTTACATTAAGATTCCTGTTCCACAAGCAACTAAAGAAGAACAAAAATTCTTTGAAGAACACGGAATCTGCGATTTATCAGAAATTCAATTTTGTGTTACTGATGTCGAGGATTTGAAATAAGAATCTTTACCAAAGGAGTGAGATGTATGCCAGTCGTTGATCTTGACTTAACAGACGATGAAATCTTGGCGCTTTTTCAAAAATCCAAGATACGGACTCCTAAGATTGGCGATGGAGGTATTCAATTTCCAGGATATTATTCTTTCAGTCTTGAAAGGAGCGCGGAAGGATTTTATCCATATCATCCAACGCCAAGATATGACGAACCTAATATAATCTTCTGTTTTAGCTGTGGATATATAGGAAAATATACAGAAGATTTTGCGAAAGCTTGTCCGGATTGTGAGAATCCTCTCTTATTAGGTTTTGCAGTTTCAGCAGATGGTTCCCCTTGTTTTCCAATCAAAGGGATTTACCCAAAAGGACCAAAACCGGATTATTATCCTGAGGGCAAATCGCCTTATTATAAAATGATAAAGAAAATGGGGGAAAATAAAGAAGAGGAAGAAATATATATATTACCATTAGAATATTATGAGGGAGAGAGCGAGAATTCTGATACAAAGAATTTTGCTCTTGAGACTAGAGAATTGATCGATATACCGATATTCGAGACAGGGACGCACAATGGAGATGAATATGTAGAAACTGATCTCGATGAACTAGTGAAAAATTTTGGCCTTTTGGAAGGACTAGTCATTCCCCCATTCAAACTTGGTCATTTGACTAAGAAAGAACAGAAAAAATTCCTTCCAAGTGGTATGCCTGCTTTAGGAAAAGTGACGGAATTGAAGAGGAAGGGCAAAGTGCTTCTTGCTTCAATCAAACAAGTTCCCAAACGAATTGCTGAACTGGTAGAAGCTGGAGCCTATTCGCGAATCTCGCCTGAAATCTATATGCCATATAAGGATCAGGTTGGAAAAATATATAAGAAGGTTTTAGCTGCTGTTGCTCTTCTTGGAGCCGATGTCCCTGCCGTTAAAACATTGCCTGCTATTGAAAAGTTGTATCAGGAAAATAGTGGCAATCCAATTAAATTCTATGGAGGTGTAGAAATAATGGCTGTTACCCCAGAACAACTCGAAGTAATGAGACAAGAAATGGCAACTATGAAGGCTACAGTTGCAGAACTAACGACTGCAGTCAAAGACAAAGACGAAGAGATCTTGGCCAAAGAGACTGAGATCAAAGCCAAAGAAGATGAAATCAAAGATAGAGATGGCAAGTTGGAAGCGGCAGATGAAGCGATGAAGACGAAAGATGTGGCATTGCAGGAAGCTGCCACAACCAAGAGAAATGATGAGATCCGGGTATTTATGACTGAGAAGAAAGCTGAAGGCAAGATTCTCCCGGTTTTCGAAACTCCCTTGGAAGCCCTGCTTCAGAGTACAGACGCTGGAACTATTGTCAAATATTCTGAAGCGGACAAAGACGGGAAAGTAAAAGAAATGGAGCTTTCCCAACTTGATCTGGTGAAATCGGTAATAGATCGTCTTCCCAAACTGGTAGAATTCGAAGAGCTTTCGAGTTCTGAAGGCGATGGTGCTGTTATTACCACCCAGGCTCAGATAGAGCGAACCAAGAAAGAATATTCAGTTAACGAAGAAGACAACGAGGTCCTTACAGGTTTGGAAATCCATAACCTGGTTATAAAGAGGGTCGAAGAAAAGAAGATCTCGTATCCAGATGCTCTTGCTCAGGTTTACCAGGAACTGGGCGACAAAGTGAAGACAATGAAATAGACAAGGATACGGAAGAAAAGGGATTTTACTTTTCTTTTTTAGGGGAGATGTTGAAATGGCATATTCTGTTTATCAGGACGTCCTTGATACTCACAAAGCAATCCCTTCGAATGAGTCTGCATATATAACTAAATTCATTGTGGATGCAGATATAGAGATCGATTTACGTCTTGGAATAATTGGATATACTGTTCCTTTCACTGCTCCTATTCCACCAGTATTAACAGCGATTTCTAAATATTTCGCTACATATAAAGAATTAAAACGAATATATGCTAAACAGGTTCAAGAAGGACTTTTTGAATGGGTGAGAGACTACCGAGACGAAGGAGAGAGATTGCTTAAACTACTAGAAATGGGAGCTTCTATAAACGATATAGATATTCCAGACATAATAGACTCCTCAACTAAAGATTTCACTCCTATATTCGATCTTGGCGATGTTGAAGCTTGGGCATATCACCCTGACGATGATGATCTAAGATACGGAGAAGACACTGATTCTTAAGATGGAGGTGTTAACTAATAATGGCTAGACTAGGAGAAAAGGAACAATACATCGAGACCTATCTTTCGGATGTAGATTTGTCAGGTTCCAAAGAAAGAATAGTGGTCCGAGGTACAGATTACGAGCATTGTGCACTCCCTGGCGCTGCGGGAGCGATTGATATATTAGGAGTTATCTGGTCCACTCCACAATCCGGAACAGAACAGACGACCGCTGTTGTGAAGGGTGGAAGAGCAAAAGTGAAACTCGCTGGAACAGTGGCTGCTGGGGATTATCTCGAAGTTGCCGCTGCTGCAGGAACTGCTCGAAAGTATACAGCCGCTTCAAGCAACGGTCTTCTTGGTGAAGCTGAGGAGCCTGGAGTTACTGGTGATGTGATCTCATGCTGGGTCTTTGAGCAAAAGGATCCTAGTAAACTGTAAATCAATCTGTCGATTTAATAATAGATAGTAAGACTTAAAAAGTTGAAGGAGGCGAAAACGAATGCCTAAGAACGTTGGAGAAGTTCATGTTAGTGTACCTCTTTCCAATGTGGCAATCAAATACGGTGAACCTGGTTTTGTTGGAGAAATAATATTTCCACCTTTGGCTGTGACGAAAGAAGCAGACAAATACTGGAAATTCGGAAGAGAACATCTACGAGATGTCAAGACCAGGAGAGCCATTGGAACCAAATCCAATCGAGTTGATTGGGCAGCTACACCAGTTGACTATAGTTGCGAAGAGGAGGCGTTGAGTCATCTGGTTCCAGATAGAGTTCGGGATAATGCGGATGTCGCGATAAAGCCAGCTATTTCTTCAGTCGAATTCTTAACGTCAATGATTCGGAGAGGAGCGGAGAAAGCTGTCCAGGCGATCGCTCAGAGCACATCTTTTATCCCGTATTTCCACAATGTTGTGACTCCGTGGAATGCAACTAGTGGTCAAGATCCACACGCGGACGTTAATCAGGCAAAGAGAACTGTGAGAAGGAACTGTGGCAAGAACGCAAATACCATGGTCCTGAACGAAGAGACTGCTCAAGCCCTGTTGGTCTGGTTGAAAAATCTGGCCTACACTCCTTTCAAGGAATATGCAGAGAAAGGCGAATTGCCGCCAAGAATCTGGGGACTTAAGCCTGTCGTAGCTTACCCAATTGAAGATACTTCAATGGAAGGCCAGACAGCGAGCATATCGGATATATGGAATGATAATGTTCTGGTCGCGTATATCGACGGTGCACCTTCTCTTCAGATGATGTCTTTGGGCTTGACTATACGGTCTCAGAATTACATCACTCGTGATTGGAGAGATGAAGAAAGCAGAGGAACAGTTTACGAGGTTTCTGTTATTCAGACTCAGAAGTTAGTTTGCGCAGAAGCAGGCTATCTGATGGTCGGCGCTTTAACTGGAACCGGATCGTAATCCGTTCTTTGAATATATAGTCGGAGGTCCTCTTCTTCCAAGGTTTCATTTTTTCTTTTCCCTTTACTTGGGAGAAGAGGATTTAATCTAATGGGAACAGTACAAATAACTTGGGAAGGTAATTTAAGAGAAATAGCAACTCATTTCGGTCGTTTTAGACGAGGGATTGCTAGAGACGTTAGAGTAGAAGATGCGACTAGACTTATGGCAGCTTATCCAGGTTTTAGAGTAAAAGGAATAAAACAAGGAGGTCATTTAGAAGCTTTAGCAAGAACAGGTCAACATATTGCTGTGATCCGGAATAGAGGTTTTGGTGATGTTATTGCCTGTGCATATTTTTTAGCCTATCCCTTGGCTTATGCTCATCCTAAAACAAAGGTAGATTTTTATTCTGATCTTCTTTATACCCCAATTGTAGAACAGTTTCCATTCTTAAACCAAGTTTTCGGAGATGTTAAATCGAATTTTTCTAGGTATGATGGAACGGTCGATTTATGTTGGGTTCCAGAAAGAGAGGACAGAAGAAATGAGAAAGTAAGAACTGAGATCTTTGGTCGATATGCTGGATCTTTAGCAAATTATAAATATGATTTCTTGGAATTTCCCTCTGAGTTGAAAATGAAAGGTCAAGCTATCTTGGAAAAAGGGGGAAGAGATTCTAATAGATCTTTGGTAGGAATTCAGACTACTTCTGCTTCTCCTGTTAGGGTTTATCCTTTTGATTACTTAGGCGATCTTATCCAAGGTTTAGTGAATGAAGGATTCGAGGTTGCTTTATTTGGTCAAGATCATTGGAATTATAAATTGAATCAATGGAACGGTGATCATCTTTTGAATTTCATAGATAGGACAACTCTTTTAGAATGTGCTTGTGCTATGGAATTGTGTGATTATTTCATTGCTCCAGATTCTGGTCTTCTCCATTTGGCCTCTATTTTTGGGATTCCAACTCTTGCTTTATTCGGAAATATTAAACCAGAAAATAGGATTAAATATTATCCTAATACTGTTGCTCTATACCCAGAATTTGAGCTTGATTGTATCCCTTGTGGAGATGTACATAATCCTTGTCCTGAATGTTCAAATTTGAGTGGATCTTATCGTTCTGGAAGATGTATGTATTTGCTTACCCCCGAAAGAGTCTTAAGAACTTTTCTTGATTTTATAGAAGGAAAAGGGAAATATGTTCGGAGAATTGCCAGAATTACAAATATTCATTGTCCCTTCTGTAATTCGCCAGGTAAGATAGAAAATTCTATTCAAGGTAAATGGTTTTCGGAAATTTATGAGAAGCGAGTTGATTTTTATAGATGTCTTTCCTGTTCCAGTATATATTCTGATCCTCGTATGTTAACAGTAGATTATGAAGAAGAGTATTTTAGTGGAGGCGCAGGTAAGTTTTCTGGAGATTATTTTACCCCTGGAAAACAGGAATATCACAAGAGAATGGCAAGCGAAGTCCTTTCTATTTATAAATCTCATTGAGGAAAATCTGATGAGACATACTTATTCTTTTTGTTATGTTGTACTTAATGGTGGATATTATCTTTGGTATTCTCTTCTCAATACCTTAGATCTCTGCAATTTAGCTGATGGATCTGAGATTATAGTGATAGAGGGTAGCGATAATTTCTATGATCAATCTGAATTAAAGAATGGTTTGTCAGTGGATGGTACTGGAGCTATAATAAATTCTTTTCAATCTGATAGAATTAAACATGTAAAGTTAGGAAAGGTTGGAGATAGAAGACATTTATTAAATGAATTTCTAAAACATCGAGGAGACATGGATTATATCTTTCTAAGAGAAGAAGACGAAATTATAAAACCGGAGGATTTTCTTCGAATAGATCAAAGAATAAATAATACAGATGTCGTTGATCTTAAACATATCGATTTCTGGGGTGATTTCGGATATAAAATTCCTGATAGTTTTTCTTCTTATTCTGAAAAAATAATAAAGAATATAGGTGGAATTGGTTTTGTTGAATGGCATAAATTTATTGAAGTAGTAGATACCGGCAAATTCCGAGAAACTGGCACCTTCCTTAGAATGGATGTACCCATTTATAGATATGGTTCTATTCGTTCCTTAAGACGATTTAAGAAAGATCGAACGAGAGAAATCAAAGAGAAAAATTGGTATCATAGATCAATCAGGCAAATTCCAACTTGGAAAGTAGTAGATCCAATAGAATGGATAGAAGCTAGAGAGCCATTTTTTCAAGGAGGCGAGATCTCCCCCAAACTTCATTTCTCTGATTTAGAACCTGTTACATTGGAATATCATCCAAAGATTATGCGAAATCATCCTTTTTCAGGTTTAACTAGAGAAGCTATACACAGTCAACCTGCTTTTTTAACTCTTACAGGCGACAAAGGAGTGGTCTTAACCCATAGTTTCCAAGCTCTTAGAATTTTAGAATTTGGTTCTGGACCTGGTTTAGTCCTTAGTCATTTGAATTCGGAAAATGAATGTTGGGGATTAGATCCTTCCCTTTTTGCTGTACAACATGGTCGAAAATTAGGTTTGAAAATGGTTAGAGCTACTCTTGAAGAAGCATGGTTTCCAAAAAATTCCTTTGATCTTGTCTTCGGAATAGATGCTTTTGAGCATGTAAAAAACCCTATAAAAGCTATAAAAAATCTATCATTGTGGTTAAAACCTGGAGGCGCTTTAATAATGACGTGGCCAGATCCTGAAGCTTCCTGGACTCAAGATAAAAGACATTTTCTTTGGAGTCCTCTTCAACATTTTTCGGTTCCTTCCAAAGGAGCTATAAAAAATCTGGTCTCTAATCATAACCTAGAAGTTGTTAATCTAATGGCAAGGGGCACTAATCTGTGGATGAAGGCTCTGAAAAGAAATGATTAGGTGAAATATGATTTTCGGTTTTATGTCAATTGTTCTAAATGGAGGGGATTATCTTTGGTATTCTCTTCTAAATACTTATAGTTTAGCTGAAGCTTTTCCTGGCTCTAAAATTGCTATAGTAGAAGGAGCAGATTCTTTTTCCGATCCACAGATTTCTACCGAAGATGGGTTATCTATTGATGGAACCAAAGAAGTGATTGATTCATTTCCTGATCCTTTAGGAATTATAAAATATTATCCTCTTGGCAAAGTCAAAGACAAAAGGGAATTAAGACAAAAAGGACTTGAGTTATTGAAAGACAGCGAAGTCATAGTAATAAGAGATCACGACGAATTCATAGATCTGGAAGATTTTAAGAAAATTGCTGATATTTTACCGGAATTTTCTGTCATAGAACTCCAACACTATCTTTTCAAGGGATCTTTTGACTACAGATATACTGATGCTCATGGTAATTTTACTTTGAGACTCTATAAAAATCATCCAGAATTGACATATTCTAATTGGCATATTTTCCCAATGCTGAGAGGCCAAGAAATTCACAGAATCTTTACTTCGAAAAGAACTGGAATCCCTTTTTATCATTATGGTTATGTCAGTACATGGTATCGAACTTATGTAAAGAGAATTTTTACAGTAAGACAATTGAATTGGTTTTTTCCTAATAAAAGACCTAATATCAAATACAAAGTCTTAGCTCCCCCTGTTTTAGAAGAGTATCGAGATCAGATTCCAAAATATCCTTTCGATCGAATGGTAAAAATGATGCCTGAAGATCATCCAATTGAAATTAGAACGCATCCTTGGTTTGGAAAATCGGTGGAAGAAATCTGGAATTGGCCAGATAAATTTCCAACTTTTATTCCGGATAGATGGAAAAGACGAACCCCAGAAACAGAATTAAAATCTGGGCCAATATAGGATCTCAATGACGTCAAATGATATTATGTATCAGCTATAATCAAATAAGTCCTCTGTGGGCCAAATATGAAATCCTGTGGAACCATGAGAGAGTACAATGAGAGGAGACATTAACGTGCAAGATATAGTTATACAAACTTCTCAACCGATAGAAGGAAATAAGATTGATGAATCAGGCGCGGTAATTCCTTTTGGAATTGACGATACTGAGACCTTAGTCGTACTTAGTAATCTTTGGCTTGAAGCAGCTTCTTGGCATAGATGGATGTGGCAGAAATTTTATGGAATTTCTTCTGTTCAATTTCCTATTGATTATTTCTTAATTCAACAGGCTATAATTAAAGCCAATCCACACATAATCATCGAGACTGGCACAGCGTTTGGGGGAACTTCTCTTTATCTAGCCTCACTCCTTCATCATTTGGGAAGGAAAAAAGGGCAAATTTATACAATAGATAAAAGCAATCCTGAAATAACTCAAGGACCAAGAATCCAAGCAAAAGCTTTGGCAATGCAGAAATGGGGCATTGAAATTATAATGCTCAATGGCGAGTCTACCGATCCTAAAATTCTCGACCATCTGTCAAAATCTATAGATTCCAGAAAGCGAGTTGTTGTATTTTTGGATTCTGATCATGACAGAGATTATGTGAGAGAAGAGTTGGAGATTTATGAAAGATTTATTATGAAAGGATCCTACTTTCTTGTCTGTGATACATATTGCAGAATAGTTTCTGATGAATTCAAAAAAGAAAGACACTGGGATTTCAAAGCAGATCCACTCGGATCAGTTGAAGATTTTCTTTCTTCTACAAATACTTTTCAATTAGACAAGGAATTGAATAGTTATCCTCTGTCGACTTTTAATGGAGGCGTTCTTGTCAGGACCAAGCCAAGGAAACCAAGAAAATGATTCCTGTTTGGTGTATTGTTACAGCCAAATTCGATGATATTTTTGAGATCTTCGCTGAATCTTATTTTGAGAAAGTTCGATATTCTCCACTTTTAGTAGTAGATGATGGTTTATCGAAGAGTATAAAAAAAGATTTCCATGATTTTACTTATATCCCAGCCCCTCAGCCTTTTGCTTTTTGCATGGCTATCAATTGTGGTCTTGGCTATACTTTTCCTAGCGATGTAATCGTTTTCAATGATGATATTTATATAGTGACTGAGGATATAGACATAATAATGCATGCAATAATACAAGAACATAGAGAGATAGGAATTCTGGCTCCTATTTCAACCAATGTAATGAATCGAGATCAACATCCGGAAAATAAAACTGGAGAAGAAATAAAATTTACCAGAAATGATATTGGAATGGGTTGTGGAACTTATATACCTAGAAGAGTAATAAACGAGGTAGGTTTTATGGATATAGCTTATCGGAAAGGGGTGATTGGCCGAGAAGATAGAGATTACTGTGAAAAGATTAAAAGATTGGATTATAGATTTGCTATTGCTCAGAATTGTGTGATTGAACATGGGGGTAAAAGATTTGATCATGCAGTTTCGAATACTCGCCACCGAATTCCTGGTCAAATAGAAAAAGCTAAATTAAATAGAGATTATTTTTTGAAAAAATGGAATATAGATTTTTGAGGTTATAATTATGACAAGAGCATTGATTACAGGCGGTTTAGGTTTTCTTGGATCTCATTTAACAGAAAGATTATTAGAAGAAGAAACTCAAATCGGAATCATCGACAATCTTTCTACTAATGCCGTTGAGCCAGACTTTTTCGAAGATTATAGTGATTGCTCAATTGCTCTTTGTCCATTAGCGGGTTTCCTTCCAACTGGAGCAATTGGTGATTTTGATACGATCTTTCATTTAGCTTCTCCAGTAGGACCTGCTGGAGTTTTAGCTCACGCTGGTGAAATGGCCTATAAAATAATAAAAGATACCAAAACAGTCATAGATTTTGCTTTGGAAAAAGATGCAGATCTTATACTAATATCCACTTCTGAAGTCTATGGTCGAGATGGAATTTTTACTGAAAATGTACGTAAAATTATCCCTGGACAAATAGAAATAAGAACTGAATATGGAGCAGGAAAACTTTTAGCGGAGATAATGACTATAAATAAAGCGAGAGTAAGCGAACTCAGATACCATATTATAAGACCTTTCAATATAGCTGGTCCTAGACAAAAACCTGATGGGGGTTTTGTTCTTCCAAGATTTGTTACTGCGGCTTTGAAAAATGAACCTATCTCAGTCTTTGGCTCAGGTACTCAGCAACGAGCTTTTACTCATGTCTTAGATATTGTAGATGGAATTTTGAAAATAGCTAGATCGGAAGAGAAAAATGAGATCTGGAACATTGGTAATATAGAGAATATGATAACAATTGGAGATCTGGCTCATTTGGTAAAAAATAAAGTCAAAAGTGAATCTGAGATAGATTATGTAAATCCAAAAGAAATATTTGGAAAACTCTATGCAGAAGCCTTTGATAAATTGCCCAATATAGGGAAAATTCAAGAGAGACTTAAATGGGCACCACAGTTTGATCTGATGAAAATAGTAACGGACACTATTGAATTTTATCGGAAATTTTATTAGGATTCTTTATTTGGAGAAAAAGAGACCAATGCCTGGAGCTTTAGTAGATTTGAAAGTGACAATAGACGATAAACAATTGCAACATTTTCTTAGAATTGCTGAATTAAAAGGGAAAGATTTGCGTCCTGCTCTCAAAAAAAGTGGAGTTTGGATGATAAGATCTATAGACAGGAATTTTAGAGCGCGAGGAAGGCCTCGTTGGAATCCTCTTGCGCCCAATACAATTGCTAAAAGAGGCGGAGGGAACCGAAATCCTTTACAAAAATCTGGCATGTTAAAACTTTCGACATTAAGCACAACAGGAAAAGGTAGTGTTTATACCTTAAGTAGGAATTCTCTTAAAATGGGATCAGCTCTTGTTTATGCAGCAACTCATCAAGCGGGAACTTCTCCGAGTATTATAACTCCTAAAAGAGCAAGAGTTTTGAGATTTATAACTACTGATGGTCCTTTATATAGAAGCAGAGTCAGTCACCCTGGCATTCCTGCTCGACCTTTTCTTTTGTTTCAAAAAGAAGATGTGGAAGAAATAAAGAGAGTTTTCAAAAATCATATTATAGGAGACTGAAATGTCTGTTCTTACAATGGTTGAAGCTGTCAATTCTTTAGAAACTATTTTTGAGACATATATGGGGGCAGGTGGAAGTCTTGCAACAGTTGAGAAAATATATAAGGGGGGAGTTTCTCCTCAATTGATCGAGTTTCCTTGCATCATAATTCGAGCTAGTACCGAGGATCGGGAATATATGAGGGCTAGTAAAAGAAAAGTAATAGCTACCGATCGAATTTTCCATCTTCTGATAGGCTGTTTTGAATATACGGGAGATATATGGGAAAGTTTCGTAAATGCCTCTAATCTAGCTGACGAAGTGGCGATTATCATCGAAGAAGACGATGGGATCGCAGCTTTAGGTTATGATGTTTTCTATGATGGCGCTATAGAATATGCTACTTTAGAATTCGGGGGAGACCAAGAATTTTGTTATGGTGTAAATATTCCTATTTTAATTAAGGTAAAGGGAAGACAAGCTTAGTGAAGGGGGTTTTTTATAATGGGTATGCAATGGGAAGGAGCTTTAGGCGTAGGAGAAGAAAGTCAATATGGAGTCGGAGTTGCTCCAACTCGATATATTGCGCCTTTGAGAGCTGGTTCTCCTACCACTCCCACTAAAGTTGATGATGATCGAGCCACTGGACAAAGATGGAGATATAGAAGTCCTTTAACTGGTCTTGATTATACCTTTGATTGGGAACAGTGGGTGGAAGGAAGAAATTTTGGCGAAATTCTCAAATGGGCTTTGGGGGCTGTCTCTACTATCAATCATCCAGATGGTGGATCGGGCGAAAAAAGACACACTTTTTCTCATGTTTCTACTTTGCCATCATTCTCCTTATCTCTGGATAGGAATGTCAGTGCTAATCCTACCAAGAGATATGTTGGAGCGAGAATAAACTCGCTTACTTTGGCAAACGGTCCTCGAGAAGCTTTGATAGCAACGCCAGAAGGATTTGCTCAGAAAGAAGATGATCAAGCTGCTCTTGCTCCAAGTCTTGCAGAATTTGAATATGATCCTTTCATGTTCCACCAACTCTCTGCATATATAGGGCTAAATGCCGCAACTCCTGTCTATGATCCAGACTTGGAAAGAATCCAATTTGTAATCAGCAATGATTTGGTAACGGATAAAGTTACTGCCAACTCATCTCTCTATATTGCTGATCTTCCAGTTGGAAGACTTCTTGTAACTGGAGAATTTGACAGAGAATTTGAGAGTTTGGCTGAATATAATAGCTTCGTTGCCAATCAACAATTGGATATTAGAGCAGTTTGGCTTGGTGATTCAATGGGCACTGCTTTTTATCGACTAGAGATAGATGTTCCAAATGCTCGAATAACTTCTCTTCCGCTACCTGAAATTTCAGGAGCAAGTGAAAGAGCAGTTTACACCGTTGCCTTTGAAGCATTGTACTATTCTACTGATTCAAAAGTAGTTTCAGTTGTTTATGATAATGATATAGCGTCATATTAGGAATAACTGAAATTAAAAGGGAAAGGAGAATATTATGCCGTTCAAACTTTTAGCTGAGGAACCTTCTGAATCTGATTTAGTCCCTTTAGATATTTATTTCGATCCTTCCACTGGGAGACCAGTTGAAACGGATTCTAAAGGTCTTCCGGTAGAAGAGGAAGCAGCAGAAAAGATGACAATATATCTTGCTTATCTTCCTTCTGATACTGTAAATCGGATCAGAGATGAAATTTACTCTTTTTCTAAAGACGGAACTTCAGTCCTTAGGGCTGGAATAGCAGCCGAAAGAAAACTAGAAGCTGCAGTTAAGAAATGGGATAATGTGGAAGATAATGGAAATCCAGTTAAACCTACTCTTAAAGCCCTCAGACGATTGTCTCCTTGGGTTCAAAAAAGAATCCTTAATAAAATCAATGATATGAATATTTTGACCGAGGAGCAGGAATTGGACTGAGAGAAGCCGTGAGAATGTATTTGATACAATCAGAAGCTTCTCGCGGCTTGAAGTTAAAGGGTTTAGATGAAATTCCACGTTGGATCCAACTAGTTGTAAAATTATATAATAGATGTCTTTTAGCAAAAGAGATAGAGTTACCTTGTTCTGGTGGAATTGATCAACAACCGGAAGTTATTATGAGGTATCTTGAAATAGTATCAGAAGAAAGAAATGCTTGGTTAAATCAAAAACAAGAAAAGGCGAAAAGGGATATAGAAAGCCAAGGAAAAGGAAAAAGAAGAGGATTCTTTAGACGTAGGGGATAACAAAATGCCAAATCCTGAAGTCGCGATTTTAATAAGAGGGGTAGATAGAGCGACTGGAGTTTTTAGAAAGTTGTCTTCTTCTACTTCTGGAATTTTTTCTGCAATGGCTAGGACTGTAGCTATAGCTGGAGCTGGACTCGCAGCTTCTGCTGGAATAGCGATTGGGGCATTTACAAAACTGGCTTTCGAAGCTGCAAAACAACAAGAAACTTTCGATCTTTTGGCGGATCAAGTCGAAAGAACGGGAACTTCTTGGATTTCAGTTAGAGATGATGTAAAAGGTCTCGCTGACGAGCTCCAAGCTTTAACTCGTTACGGAGATGTTGAAACAGCTTATGTCCTTCAGGATTTGACCACTTATACCGGCGATTTAGGTCAAAGTATGGAATATGTCATGACAGTCTATGATTTAGCCGCTGCTAAACACATGGATTATGCTACTTCTGCCAAATATGTGGGTATGGCTTTAGCCGGATCGATTGAAATGTTAGGAAGATATATACCCGAATTGAGAGCATCCTCTGGTTTAGTAGATAAAAATGCAACCGCTTCTGAAAAAGCAGCAGTTGCAATGGAACTTCTCAATACAAAATTCGGTGGAGCAGCTCAAGCCCAATTAAGAAACTTTATGGGTTATTGGATTCAAATGAAAAATTATATGGGAGACCTTCGAGAAGCTATCGGAGATTTAGTAATTCCCATGTTTGAAGATCTCTTTCAAACTATAACAGCCGAAATGAGTAGAGCAATTACAGTTATTGAAAGTGGGAGATTTGATTATATATTTGAAGGATGGGGAGAAGCTGCTAAAGCCATGATCATGAGAATTTCTGAAGCTTTGGCTGTAGTTGGTCCTTTTATTCTTGAAGAATTTGGTAGAATGGGAGATATTGTAGCTAGATTTTTCCAGACTCTGGATGTGGAAACGATTAGAATATGGACTGAGAAAATGGTTAGTTTTGGAAAAACTTTAGCTTCAGTAACTTTTAGAGTAGCTGAATTTACTCTTGAACACGGGAAAATGATTTTAGCTTTAGCTGGTCTTATGATTTTAGGCAGTCTTGCTACTCAAATCATAACTTTTACTCAAGCTATTGCTGGAGCTGCGATAGCTATAAAAGGTTTTGCTCTTGCTCATACGACTCTTATGGCAGCTATGGGACCAGTTGGTTTAGCTTTAGCAGCTGGGGGTTTGCTTATAACTGGTCTAGTTCTTTTGAAAAAACAGATGAAAGGGGCTGCTGACGAAACCAGAAAATTTAGAGAAGAAATGGCTCAGTTGGAAATTGAAAAAGTAACTGAAGGACTTACAGAAGAAAAAGATGCTGTAAGAGCTTTGATCGGAGCAGAAATTAGCCATATAAGAATTATAGCCAGCCATAGAAAAAGATTGATAGGGTTGATTGAAGCGAGAAAAGAAGGAACTATAACTTCTAAGGAATACAGAAGAGAACAATATTATCTCTTAAAACAAATGCGGATTCATGTAGATCGGGTAAAGAATTTGAGAGAGGAAATAGATAGACTTAGTGCGGCTACAAAAGAACAGCCATTTATTGGTCCTCCAACTCCCCCACCACCTCCGCCTGAGGAAGTAGTTCCTAAAGAAATAATACAATTAAGAGAAGCTTTGAATATGGAACTTGAAAGATTAACTCTCTCAGAGATCGAATTCGAAAAAGCTGAACTTCGAAGATGGACTGCAGAAAAACTTGAAATGGCGAAGGATGATGCGGAAGCAACGGTAGCAATTAGAGAAATTGAGAGATTGAAACTTGAAGGAATCAATGCTAAATATGCTCAGAATTTTTTCGCTAATTCAAGAGCAAGACTTAAAGCTATTCTCCAAGAGAGTTTAGAAACAATGAAGATACGAATGAGAGCCAATATCGCCCTTCTTCGTGCTCAAGGAAAAGAAACAGAAGCTTTTAAGAAAGAAACCGAATTAAGGAGACTAGAAAACGTTGGATTATATGGAGATTTAGCTATAGCTCAAAGTATTTATGCCGCTGAGATGGATCAATTTAGAGCGGCAGAATTATCTAAAGATGAAGCTACTAATCTGGAAAAATTAAATCTGAAAAAATCCTTAGAAATAAAAATATTAGAAGCAGAAGGAAATCGAAGAGAGGCTGCTCTAAAAGGTTTGGAAATGGAAATAGAACAATGGGAGACGAGAGGGGCTGAAGGAATTGCTTTGGAAGATTATAGAAGGGCAAGACAAAAAGCTATAAATGAATTCTATGATAAAGAAGAAACCAAAGCTGCTCAAGTCAAGATAGATAAGATTCAAAGTGCAGAAGAAAGTTTGAGAAATACTCTAGCCACCATTAGGATGGATGATTTCGAAAAAGCCATGTTCGCTATAGATCAAGAAATTGCCAGATATGAAGAAATGGGAGTTAATAAAGTCCTTTTAGAAGATATGAGAAGGGTTCAAACTGAAGAAATAAAACAAGCTGAAGTCGAAAGAATAATAGAATTAGAAGAAGCCAAAATCAGTGAAATGCAAAATCTATTTAGCGGATATGCAGGACTTGTTATAGATTTGGGAGAAGACATTTTTTCTTCGCAAGAAGGCGGTTGGTTGAGGGCAATTGCTTCTATAATTAGATGGGGTTCAAAACTTCTCTCACAATATCTTCTTACTCAAGCTTTTGAAAAAACTAGACAGAAAGGATTTGTAGAAACTGCTTCTCTCGAAGCCCGTCTTCATGGACAAAAGATGGCAAGAATGGCAGCAGAATTTGCTCTCCAGGGAGACTTGGTAAGAGCTGGTATTGCTGGTGCTAAATCTTTACTCGGTTTTGCTGAAGCCGGGGCTTTAATGGTTGAGGCTGAAGCTTTAGGGAAACAAGCCAAGACTTTGACTGTGGCAGCCGTAGCGGCAGAAGCTGCTGGAGAAATAGCGGCTGGATTAGTTGGAAATGCAGCGAAGGAACAAAGAGAGGCAGCCAAAGAATCAGAGAGATTTAGAAAGGAAAAAGCAAGAGCAGAAAAGAAAATTCAAGCAGATATTATTTCATTTGAAAGAGGTCGAGCTGGTTTAGAAACACAAAGACTTCAAGAACAGATAAAAGAATATCGTCAACTCGGAATCGAGACAGGATTACTAGAAAGATGGCAAACTGCGAGAGAAGCTGAAGTAGCTGAAATGGCTGGAGCTACTCGAATGCAACCAGCTCCACCTCAATTTCCAGAAACAATCCCTGCTCCAGCTTCAGCTGCTCCAATGTTTCAAGATAGACTTGGTGCCCAAGTAATAATAAATCAAACAATCAATATTGATGGATGGATAAATACAGCCGATCGAGAACATCTTCTTAAACTTGGAGAAAAAATGGTACCTTATAATGAACAAATTGAGAAACAATGGAGAACTGGATAATGGGTTTACCAAAATTTGATGTTTATGCTGGTGGAAGTCCTTATATTTGGGAAGAGTATCCTTCTCTTCCTTCTGATAATGCAGAATTATTATATCCGCCCCATAAAATTTATATCACAATTAGCCATGTTCGTTTGGGAGTTGTTTTTGCTAGGAAACATGTTATAGAGAAGGTAAGATGGGATATTTTTTTTAGAAATATTTCTCTTTCAATGGCCAATTCTCTTGGCAGTTTTTTTGATGAAGCCTTTTTCAGATTTTATCCAGATTCAGATACTGGTGATTATTATACTGTCTATCTAGCTCAAGATGAAGTCAAACCAGATCTCCAAAGGGGTGGAACCTATGATTTAGGTTTCACTTTAATCCAAAAATGAGTGATACCTCTCTTGCAGTTATCAATTTATATGAAGATAGCCAATTCTCTCAAGCTTTTTCAAAAGATGGCGATTATACATACCCTATTTGGCAATATCCTCCTTGGCTTTTTGATATTGATTTAGGTCAAACTAGAGAGAAAAGGGTTTTTCTCCAAAATGATGGACCAACAGTTTTAAGGACATTAGAAGGGGTGGCTGATTTTCAAGTTGTCCCTTTCGATACTGCTGTAGAGGGAAAAGAGACTTTGTTAAAACTCGCCCTTACTGAATCTGGTTTAGATAGCGCTATCGCTGGTCAAAGACTACTTCTTCCAACTCTTCAGCCCAATGAATCGGTATCTTTTTGGCTTAGAACATCTGTCGCTTTAGGGGCTGCTGCTGCAAATATAACTTCATTAGTTTTACGAATTTCAGGAATGTCTTTTCCAGTAATTCCTTAAAAGGAAGGAGTTTAGATTATGGGATCGTTCAGCAATGCTTTAGAAATAGAATTATTGGATCATATTCTTAAAGTAGGAGATTTTCCTGTTCCTGCCAATATCTACGTTGCACTTTCCAGAGCTGATCCTGGCGAAACAGGGGTATCAATAGACGAACCAACAGGTATTGGATCTTATGCGCGAGTTGTCTGTAATGCTTGGGATGTCGCTGCCAATAGAGCGACTGCAAACACAAATGGAGTCTCATTCCCAACTGCGACAGCTTCGTGGGGACTCATCACGCATTTTGCCCTCTTTGATGCAATTACAGGGGGTAATTTCTTAGCCTATGGTTCCTTATCACAGAGTAAGACAGTCGATGATGAAGATAGTGCTGAATTTCTCGCTGGCAATTTAGATATTGAATGGAGTGCAGGGGCTATAAGTACTTATCTGGCGAATGCTTTACTAGATCATGTATTGAAGACTAGTCCTTACTCATCTCCAACAAATCTCTATGTTGCGTTAGCGGATGAAGCAATAGCAGATGGAGATTCAGGAACTGATTTACAGGCGAAGGAACCATTTGGAATTGGTTCGTATGCAAGGAAAAATCATAATTCCTGGGATGCTGCCGCTGGTGGTGCATCTGAAAATACTGGAGCCATTACCTTTATCACAGCAACGGCTTCTTGGGGTCTAATTACTCATTTTGCTATTACAGACCATTTGACGGCTGGAAATGTTCTTGGACATGCTGCTTTGAGCGTTTCAAAAACGATTGGTAGTGGAGATATTGCAACGTTTGCTGATGGTGCTTTAGATGTTACAATGACTTAAATAAAGAAGGTGTAAACTGTGAGCGTAGATGCTGCATCTCATTGGGTTATTAGAAGTGATGGAAATGATGGTAATGGTGCACTTTTTGCAGATTTAGATCCAGGTACATCTATAGATTATAGTAATCAAGCATCACCACAGTTGGGACCATTGAATGATATTGCCACAGATGGCGCTGGAACAGGTATATCATCCGTCACCGGTGGTTTCACAGCTGCTATGGTTGGAAACGGGATCTTTTTAACAGGGGGCGGTGTTACTGAGGACTATTATCAAATTACAGTTTATACAGATACTAATAATATTACTATAGATCGAAGTGCAGGTGCATCGAAGTCAGGGGTAACTGGTAGAGTGGGTGGTGCAGTACTTACGGTTCAAGATTCTCTTTTTGAAAAGGGAGTGGCAGGAAATACTTTCTATATCAAAAAAGCTGGTTCTGCATACGCTATTCCAGCTACTGTTTATATTAGTAAAGCAGGAACATCAGCCCTTCCTATCACAATTGAGGGTTTTGATACAACTCTCGGAGATAACCCATCTGGCGACGACAGGCCCCAAATTGACACAGGAGTGAACTACTTTCGTAATCTTGGGATTCACTGGGTCAGAAAAAATCTTAGGTTCACAGGATCAAACTCGAGCTTTGTGTGTAATGCAGGAAGTTATGGAGTGACTAAGAATTGTGAATTTATAAATACCGGGGCTACAGCAGGAGCCTATGCATTATCTCTTTCATCATTTAATCATGTAGAAGATTGCGATATAAGAAATCCTAAAGGTAGAGGTTTAGCTTATTCTGGTGGTTGCTCGATTGTTCGGACCTATATCCATGATTGTGATACTTATGGAGTATTACTCAATGCTACCAATGGAAATTTTATCAAATGTACATTCGACTCTTGCGGATATGGTATATTCTTAAATTCACAATATGGAATGAGCGTTGAACAATGCACATTCTATAACAATGGAGTCGGAATCGAATTATTGAACGGATATTTGAATAAAGTATGGAATAACCAGTTCAAAAATAATACAGTGGGGGCACACGGAAATTCTCTTTTTAAGTCCAATGATTTTAATTATAATAATTGGCATGGAAATGATGCAGACACAACAAATGTCGATAAGGGAGACGATCCTACAGCAGACGATCCTGGTTTTGCTGGATTTATATCTGGAACAGATTTAGTTTGTTCTGATCACACTGGTCCTACTTATACTGTCACAAGTGCTACTGGTGATTTTGATTCTGAAATGGTGGGTAAAAGTATTACTGTATTAGACACTGGTGATGGTGGTCATTTTGTTGTTGGAAATTATATGGTCGTCACTTATGTCAGTGCAACTGAGATTGAACTAGCGACAGATCCTACTGATGGGAATAATGATGTTGGTGGTGATTGGGAATCTTGTTATGATTTTAGTGGTGTTGATAATCCCAATGGATTTGGCATGAGATTGGCGGTTGGTTAAGAAAAATGGCTCCTCAATCACAGGAATACCAAGGATCGTGGCAAAAATTAACCTACCAAGGATCATGGCAGACAGCAGGGGCTGCGGTTGAATTATCCGGCTCAATTAACGCAGTTTCTTCCACATCAGCATCTTTAACCCTTGAATGTTTCTTATCAGGATCCATAGATACTGTAGTAACTACAGCAGCTGGTTTAGTCGTAACTTATTCATTATCAGGAACTATAGCTGGTATAGCAACTACATCAGCAATCCTATCCCTTACACAGGCACTCTCCGGTTCAATTGATGCAATATCTTCTCTTATAGGAATTCTCACAACCAATCTAAAAGCTTTATCTGGGACTATAGCTATCGTATCCAATTTATCTTCGTCTTTTCTAGTGACGAAATTTATGCGAGGACAAATTCCTGCTATCAGTATTGTGACAGGATTATTGAAAACTTCAGGATCATTGGCTGGCAGAATAAGCATGGTATCAAATATTCCTTCAGCCGAATTGGTTGTCATAGAATATAGTGGTAATCTTTTTGAAACTGGTTCTTGTATAAACGTATATTCTGATGCCAATCCTATCTTTGCATTTCCTCCAAATTATTTTAGAGGAGATTTAGGGGATACAAAAGATCTTCAGCTTTGGATAAAAAATGATGGAGATCTTCTTTTAACATCCGTTTCTATTACCCCGATAGATTTAGTAGGATCTGGCCAAGAAACTTGGATAAAGCTTGCGACTTCCCAAGTCGGTCTCGATAGTGCGATTGCTGGTGCAGCATTAGATTTACCCAATCTTAGTGTTGATGAAATTACTTCTTTCTGGGTACGGGCAACAGTTGTAATTGATACACCTGAAGAGTATGTGAGATTGGCATTGAAAATAGATGCTCTTTGGGCTTATTATATTCATAAATTACTTCAACGAGAAACTATCTATATAGGAGATGAAGCTACCCCAATTTTCACAAATCCTGCATCTCCATCTGTATTAGATCTTAGTCCTAGTTCATTGGATTTTGGAGCAGGTCTTGTTACTGAAGAAATTACAGTTTCTAATACTGGCGGCAGTACACTTACTTGGGAAGTAGTTTGTCCACTAGAATTAGATGATGTCGTTGCTGATGGATCTACAACTATAACATCGGTTACTGGTGGATTTACACCTCAAATGGTAGGGAGAATTATTACCATTGTTGGTAGAGATGATTTTGAAATTATAACTTATACCAATACTAACACTGTTATAGTGGATGCAGCGGTTGCTCCTGGAACAGGCTTAACTTCAACTGTTGAAACGTGGATAACCCCAGACATACCTTCGGGCACAATTCAACCGGGAAATTCTACTATAGTTACTTTTACTGTAAATAGAACTAGTTTGCTCCCTGGCGATTACGAAGAAGTTTTAGAATTTACATCTAATGATGGCGATACTGACATTCCTGTAGATATGGAAGTGGCAGGAGCAGGTGTCCCTGTTTTAGGATTATATCCTACATCTGGTTCTACAATAGATTATGGACCGAATTTACTTCAAAGAACAATTACAGTTACGAATCTTGGTACAGGTACATTGAATTGGAGTGTAAATACGCCCGATTGGTTATCTCCTAGTCAAGGATCAGGAGCTTTGGGAGCAAGCCAGTATACTATAGTTACATTTTCTGTGAATAAATCAGGTCTTGTTGCCAATTGTTATGCGGGAACAGCTGCCTTTACTTCTAATGGTGGTAATGGCGGAGTTTTTATGAAGATGCGAGTTTCAGGTCATATTATGATTAGACTTCCTCACGTATTGTCTAATGACGTAGAACCTGCTCCTTGTTATACGTGTGGAATTGCTGAACAAGGTGGAAGATTTGAAATTGATGCGGATTTAGTTGGAGATGGTGGACATTTTGATGTAGAAGACGCATTAACATTGATACCTTTATCTACACCCGAAGCAGGCAGTCGTTTTCTCGATAGTTCAAGCGATATTTTTTCAGAAAGTATGGTGGAGCAAACTATCTTTATTTCAGGAGGAACAGGTTTTGTCTCTGGTACTTATACAATTACTAGCTATGATCGTCCAGATCGTGTTAGACTAGATAGAACTCCTTCTCCTGATGATCCAGGCGTAAATGGTCAAGCTATAATCGCTTTGCGCATGAGCTGGTCTTTCTATATTAGAGGATGTACTGGTGATATAGGAGACGAAATTACAATAGATCTTTCGGCAGCTGCATCAGATCCTTGGTTATATTATTCCTATTGGCAACCAGGTCCTGATTGTTATTCAGTAATGCCCCATGGTACAGATATACCTGCTATTTATGATTGGTCAAAAGAAGGATGGAGATTTTATTCGAGACAACAAATGGGAGTATTTCAAGTTCCAATAGGTGGCGGCGGCGGTACCCCTGCTAATCCAGTATTATTGTGGTATGCACAACCAATAGGTTATAATGTTTCTTTTTGTACTAATAATCAAAGTCAGGCACAGTGGTTTTCTTTTGAAAATAATTGGCATAGTCAAAGATATGAAGTTGTGATTAAAAAAACATCTCTTGACACGTGGACTCTTGTAAGTGGATCAAATTGGCAGGTGTAGATATGGAAAAAGAACCAAAGGATTCAATAAAATTAAGCGGGCGAATGTTTGGTCGTCTTATTCAGAATGGAAAGATAGAAGAATTCGAAATTAAGAATTTAACCTGTAATGTAGGACTTGATTTTTTATGTAATTATTTGGCAGATGGTGGCCAAGATCAAATGTCTTATATAGCGGTTGGAACAGGAAGTGGTCAAGGAATAACTGATCAAACATTAGCCACAGAACTTACGAGAAAAGGTTTTGATAATGGATTCCCCACAAGCACAAGTTTTGCTGTAGTTGGAGGATCTTCAGTTTGGCCCGTTGTTCGATACCGAACTACTTTTAATCCAGGAGAAGCAACGGGGACTTTAACTGAAGCGGGAGTTTTTAATGCTGCAGTAAGTGGTGTTATGCTAGCTTATGTAAGTGATTTCTCTATCAATAAACTGCCAACTGGAGTTTTTGAAGTTACTTGGGAAATTGAACTTAGAAGGCCATAATAATGTCGGATGTACAAGAAACTGAAATTTCAGGAGCCTTTTCCAGAAGCGTACTTCTTGGATTAGTTGTAGTTCAATATACTCAGGAAGATATTGATGTCCAGATCAAATATGGTCGGACTGTCCCAGCTCGTCAAATTGGAATTTTGGTAGATGCGACTGCTTATGCTCTTGATTCAGATGAAATTGAAATTGGAACTATAAATCAATATCTTGAAAAAGATTACGGAGTTTCACGGATAGGAAATGTTAGGGTTTATCTTACTAATACAGGAGATAGATATTCGGAAGATAATCCAGCTTCTTTAATTGCAGATAAAGATTTTCTCTGGACTTGGATTAGAATTAGATGTGGTTGGGGACCAGATTTGGAAACGGATATAGCCACTCAATTCCAAGGCAAACTCTATGAACTTATAACTACTGATCAATATGTATGTGTCCTTTCTGTATACGATCCTGTAAAAGATTTAATGGATTGGGAAATTACGGCCGATATTACTTTTAATGCAGCTTTGGTTGCTGGAACTGCTTTACTTTCTTTGAATCCTCTCCATATAATCAAATATTTAATTGAGGAAGTTTATGTAAAAAATGGAACTTATGGACTTAAGTGGTATAATTTTGATACTTCTACTTATGGAGATATAATAGATACTACTTCTTTTGACTTGGCTTATTCAGCAACTATTCATACTCTAGTTAGTGATACTCTTTGGGAAAAGGGTTCAAATTTATTAGAGATGATCCAAGATCTCTTAAAAATTGTTGGCGGCTATATGTTTACTGCTCCAAATGGTAAATTGAAATTTTATGTTCCATCTCCAGAAAGAAGTTTTGGGACTGTAAATGCTTATACAGGCAATATTGATAGTGATCCACGACAATTATACACCTCAAGTGTTGTTATTTCTTATGAAGATATATTTAATGAAGTAATTTGGGAAGTGGGTCCAACGAGTAGAGTTGTGGGACCTTTTTCAGCTAGTTATTCTATCGGTAGATTTGGAAAAAAAACAAAGGAACTCAAAACTCGATGGGAAATTGCGGATGCAAGTCTTGAACTTTTATCAGATAGATTACTGGCGAGATTTTCTGAACCTTACCAAAAGCTAAATGGTGAATTATCGTATATAGAAGCTGGAACTGCTTTAACAGAGGAACTAGGAAATGTAGTTAGTCTAACTGATCGGGCTCATTTCATTATTTCTAAATATTTCGAAATCGTTAAGATAGGAAAAAATCTTCCTAATGAATCAATCGCAATTGAAACCAGAGATGCTTCAACAATGACAGGTAAATTTATGATTGCCTGCTCTGAAGTAGATCAAGGGGATGGTTATGGAATAACTGCCGATAATTTTGATTTATGGATACACCGTTTTGGTTTTGCTGGTCGGGCTTATTCAACCGATCCTCATTATTCTGGAGTTGAAGTTGGTTTTGATCCTGATGGAAATCATAATTTTATAATAAATCCAGACTACGGAACTCAAGATAGATGGGGTAATGGGATAGAAGAAATATTTGTGGCATGGTAAGAAAGAAGGTGATTTGAATGGCAGATGATTGGGATAATTGGGAAGACTTAGTTCCTGAAACTGATGCCTTTACAATAACAGATATGTTGATCCCTTATAAAGGCGGTTGGTCAGCAGAATTCGGTAGAAAATTAGCCAGGAACACAAGTTATAATTGGCGTCATTCAGATAAAGAACTAGTTATCGATAATGAGACATTCACTCCAGGACAGACAAAAACTTATGATGTTGGAAGAAATTATGTAGGATCGTATATCTATATAGTAAGAGCAGGCGATTCAGGTGGTGGCCCCTTTCCAATGCCATATTATTTTGCTGGTAATGAAGCATATCTTGATCCTGCATTTCATCTACTTTCTACTTCAGAAGAGGGAATGATTGTTCCTTTAATTAGTGATTCTTGGCATATAAAAGCACTAGCTGGAGGAGGTATTTGGATCGAATATAATGGTGGAACTGATGGATATTTGACTTGTCTAATAATCGAATTGAGAAAAATAATCGGGGCTTAATTAAGGGGTATTTTGAATCTGGGGTCCTTCATGCGTTATTTAAGCCAAAGAAAGAGTTTTTCCAGGGGTAATCCAGGGAAAATTGAAGTAAGTCCCTTAACGGTCAAAATTTTGGCCAAAATTTGGCCCCTTCTGGGTCCTATTTTGAAGTTGGCTGGATGTTTAATACTAAAATGCTGACGTCCCATTCTGGGCCCTATTTACTGTATAAAACCAATTTAGGATAGAATGTTAACTATTCTATACCCAAATTTTGACTGTATGTAAAGTCTTGGCATTCCAGGCTTTACATACATAAGTTTCACAGATAGGAAGTGGGAAGTGATCTTCCTACTCTCAATTTTTTTTATTTTTTCTTGACTCTTTCTACTTTAGATAAAACGGTTTTTTGAGCCTAAAAGTCCTAGAAAATCAAGGAATTGAAGAGTAGGAAGGGTCTTTCCTTCCTTTGGAAAAAGGTGGACAGATTGCCGAATAATCAAAATCTAAAATCAAATTGTTCTCTCTGTTTTCTCAAAGAAAAGACACTTTGGTTGAAGAAATTTTTCGGACCTTTTTGGAAAGTAGTTATCTGTGAAACTTGTAAAGTTCCTATGGTTATTTATAAATGGCATACCATTTCACTTTTGGAAGAACACAAAAAACAGATGATCGAATCTTTGAAAATGGCTGCCAAAGAATTTTTTGGAACCGATGATTTTTATGTGGATGAAGAACGGAGAAATATAAAAGATCATTGGCATGCACATGCAAGAAAGGGAAAGGGAAAATGACTCAAGCTTATTGGTCTCTAACTCGGTTAAGTGGAAAGGTCAAAAAACAACTTATGGAGTCTGCTCATCTGAAGATAACAGTGGCTCAAAATATGCCTAAAGAAATAGCTGAAATGGCGAAACAGATTTACTGGCATATAAAGAATGATCAAAAAATCTATATCTTCGGAAACGGGGGGAGTGCAGCAGATGCTCAACATTTTGCTGGCGAATTGGTAGGAAAATGTAGAATAGAACGTGTTCCTTTACCAGTTATTGCTTTAACTACTAACTCTTCAATTCTATCCGCTCTTTCTAATGATTTTGGCTTTTCGGAAATCTTCGCTCGTCAAATCGAAGCCTTGGGAAAAGATGGAGATTTAGCAATAGGAATCTCAACCTCTGGTAATTCCAAGAATGTAATACGAGGATTGGAAGCGGCTAAAGAAATAGGTCTAAATACTATTGGTCTCTTAGGTAACAATGGAGGCACGATAAAGGATCTAGTTGATTTTAGAATCATAATACCTAGCAATGATGTTTTGAGGATCCAGGAGGTCCATATTACTATCCTACATATCGTTGCTGATTTAATCGAGCAGTTTGTATCTTTAGACACATGAAATTTTGAGACTGCGAGATAGTCTATATGTTACTGCAAATACTGCAAAATTGGGGGAGTTGAAGATTCCAACCACTAAAAGATCCGGTGGAATAATATCACGAAAGTAAGAGACTGTGTCACTTACCTTTAATCTTCAACTTTCCCAGTCGCTTCTAAAGGGAAAGGAAGACGATAATGAATTCAGCAGACATAGGAAATGTTGAGAATATAGTTCAAGTGATCAAAGATGAAATGAAAAGAATGGATGATCTTGTTCAATCTACTTACCATGGTGTAAAGACTGCAACGGAAAAGCTGGGTAGGATGACTGGTCCTTTGATCGGAAAAACCCTTCCGTCTTCACCAAAGGAAAGTAAGAGATCAACAGAAATACCGGATCAAGATCTTCCAGATCTCTTTTATATTTCAGAGAAAATATCCCACCAAGTCCAAAGAATGGAATACATCCAAAAGGAGATCCATTTCTTAAGACAGTTTGAACAGGAAATGGAGAAAACTCTTTACGGATCTTCAAAAAGCGAAGCCAGAGAGATTGTGGATGTGGAAGATCGTGAAGAACTTATAGATGAGTAGTCAAATCTGATCGGGGCTCCTAAGCCCAAGGGGAGAGTAGAAGAAGGCCGCTCTAATGAACTTATTAGGGCGGTTTTCTTTTTGTTTTCTTCTAAAGTCTTGTAGAGCAAGACTTTTATCTTAAAAAAGGCTTTTTTTGAAGAAAAGGCCTCAAAAAGGCCTTTCTCTAAACCCTTGCCATTCCAGTCTTTACAGAATAGGATTTCCTAAACCCCGGCTATTCCAGGTTTTACGAGGTCCATTTTTTATTTCGCGAAATCCCCTTTTTATGGTATAATTACTGATGTAACAACAAGCTCTTTTGAAAAATGAATGAAAGTTGAAAAAAGGTTGACCATTGACAACCTACCTCAATTCCCAAGAGGCCAATTGAAGTGAACAGACCTTCATTAAAAGGGAAATCCGGAGACATCTGAAAAAAGGGAATTGAAACAAAGTTCAACCATAAAGAAAAGATCGGATAGTTACTCTTCATTCATTAGATAAAATCCGACGATCATCCCTAACACGACCTGTTCAGATAGTGATCGAGTTAAAACTTTTCGGATATAAGATTTCAGATAGAAGGTTAGAAAGAATGTCTCTTTCTAATGTGCGAGTCCTAGTATGCCAACTTCTATTTTACGCTGGACAAAAGATCATCTATATCGCGCATACGCGCGAAGGAGAATTTCAATGGCTACTACAAAAGAAACAATAAGCAAAGTGCTCTATCAACAGAAGCTACAGATTGAAAAATTAGAACAGAGAATTTCAAAGGAATTCGATTACCATGATCTTAAATGGATGACTAGGTTGAATGAAATTTGGATGAATAGGAAAATCTACCAACTTGAATCCTCTTGGAAAGTTGAATATACAGCTCTAAAGAAAAGAGTGGAAAGAAGGGGAATCAAGGTAATCGAACTCGAAGACGAACTCAAATTCAGTATCAGCTAATCAAAACTTATCATCTAATCGCGTGCACGCGCGAAGGGAGCAAATTCAAATGAGAAAAGAAAAACTTTTGAAATTGCTAAATGAAAGAGATCCTATATTCGGGTATGAATCAGCTGGTCGTGGCTTGATCAGAATGTTTCATAAGAAAATCAAAGGAAGAGGACACGGTCCTTTTACTTTGAATGAGATGAGAGAAAGACTTTACACTTACTTTTCTTAGGTAACAGATCAACAACCAATGAATAGAATTTGAAAGGGGAAAAAGAAAAATGGCAGTCAAACGAGAAACAATCCAAGAATATGTTATCCCTTTAATGGAGAGAGATCTTAAGAAAATTCAGGAGGGTATTGATAACTTGAAAGAAGCAGTAGCAAATACTTCAATTCCTTCGGAAAAGATCAGTCAAATTTTCAGAGGTTTAATCGGAGATGCCGCTAGTATCAGAAATCGAGCATCAACTTGGGTTGATGGCTAAGACGAAAAAATAAACAGAGTTTGAAAGGGGAAAAGAAAAGTGGCTAAAGAAAAATCTCCAATATGCGAAAAGCATGGATCAGTAATGACTTTTGGTAGATACTCAAAGCATCCAATTTTTAAGGATGCACATAGAAAAATAGGAGATCACATCTTCTATTGCAATGAATGTGTCAATGACCTGTTACCAGAATATGAGCGATATACCAAACAGTATAAGTAAATCAATAAATAGAATTTGAAAGGGGAAAAGAAAAATGATAGCGATGGATTTGAACACAGGAAAACAGATTGAGGATCTTTATATGCTGGTTGCCGAATTGTCAAGACTTTGTATGGGCATTCCAGTAAAACTTTACAATGAACCTTCTACTGATGAAGTATATGTTGAATGGTATACCTCTGGCAAAAATGGGCCTTGCACAAGGTACCGAATGACAGTTGAAGATAGAGAACACGGTGGTCGAGGGACCTCTACTTGTGTTGTAGATTGAGAAAAACGAAATAGGACTTGAAAGGAGGTGATTCATGTCCTATCCTTACATCGTGGTTGGTGTAAGCTGAATGAGTAAGCCATCTCATCAGAAAGATTAAAAACTTATCATTTAATCGCGTGTACACGCGTAAGGAGACAATTCAATGAAAAATGAAAAATATTCGAATCAGACTCAATTGGAAATAGCCCACGAAGTTTTTGAAATGTTGAGAACCAGTGGTTTAGCAGTAAGAAAAGAAAGAGACAAAACTACTGTTGAAATAAATACTGTAGAAGGCGTGATCTTCGTAAATATCCATCCAACTTATGATAGTTCCTATAAATTCAGAAACGTTCCAAGTGGAATGAGAATAACCTTTTCATCTTCTGAGTATAAGCTTAAACTCAAATCTTGGATAGGTCTTTCTTATAACCTGAAAAATCGAACTTGGAATAAACCCAATAAAGAAAAACTAGTTCAAAAGACTAAGAAAATGATGTTTGAGTATGATGCTGTTCTTAGAAGAAGAAGAGAAAAAGAAGAGACCGAAAAATCTGATCTGGAAAAAGTAAAGGTACTATTTCCGGATTTCAAAGTTACACATTATACCGGAAGTCTCAAAGAAAGGCGCTATACACTCTCAAACGAAATAGTCGAGGTTGTAGTAGCAATTTCCTTGGATTCTCGAGGAAAGGAAGAAATAGAATTTGAAGTTGAAAAAATCTCTGTCCTCTGGGATAAGAGAAAACCTTTGGATTCTAGGCAAATCGGTCTACTTATGACTGGTACAACTAACATCTTAGAAGGATATGTTGATGGTTGGAAAGATACTCTAAGGAAAGCAGTGGATAAAGAGAAGAAATCGAAGAAAGTAACCATTCAAAGCTTTGTCCTTGATATTCTTGCAGATTCCAATCAAACTGAGAAATCTTATACTGAAATCGCAGAAGAAGCAAGGAAAGAATTTAATTCCAAGACTTCAGCTAAATCCATATCTTGGTATTATGCTAAGTATAAGGAATCTCACAATCTTCTACCAAGGCAAAAGTAAGAAAAATCTAATTCAGATAAGGGGGAAAAGAAAAATGAGAAAAGAAAGACTGATCAGAAATCTGAATAAGCATGATCCATGCATATCTTATCAGTCTATCGGCAGAAAAGGTTGGATAGAAATGATAAGACGAATAAATGGAAAAAGAGCAGGATCTTTGCGGGTTTCTGAAGCCAAAGTTCGTCTCGGATTTCTCAAACTTGGGAAATTCCCATTCTCCAACTAAGGAGATTTAATCAAGGAAATCTAACTAAGGAGATATAATAAAATGGAGCTAAAACGATAGATCTACAACTGAATATTGCGAAATAGGGGGTTTAACCCCCTATCCCCAAATCGTGGTGGATTTGGGCTGAATGAGCAGCCAATATTCAGAATACTTTTATGGGTTACGGTCGTTGGTTAATAAAGGATGATACTATGAGAATATGGGATGAAAAGTTGATTCCATATTTATGCGACATACATTTAAGATCTATGTGGCATGAAGGATGGACAATCTATTCTGTAATAACTAATAATCTTAAAGGATGGAGAAATCATCCACAAACTCTTGTATTCGAAAACTGTCCAGAAAAATTATGGCATATCCTTTACCTGGTTAGGAAGGAAATGCTTTCACGTGGTTTTAATCCGATGAAAATGAAAAAAAGAGTTTGCTATGGAGGTAATGTAGAGGAATGGCAGACTCTCGAAGAACAGATTGAAATCTTGAAATCTAAAAAATGCAAGTGTAAAATAGAATTTTTTGATTATCAGAACTAAAATGAAGAGGAGGGATTTGAAATGATTCCGGTCTCTATCGTCACATCGTGGTGGATTTGGGTTGAATGAGCAGCCAATGTTCGTCAGATAAAAAAGGAGGGGGTTAGAATGATTTATTCGGTAGTTATTATTTCCTCGGGAATGGCGATCGAACTTTTTCTCGGTTTTCTATTCAAACGAGGATGGAGGTAGAAAAGTGAATGATCATCAAATAAAAGCCGCTGAATTTGAGGCAAAAATAAATTGGTATGATGATGGAGAAAAAGTTAACTGTGCTCCAAAGGGATTCAAGAAACTTTATGAATATAGAAGTCGAGAAGTAGAAGCCTATTTGTATGATGATTGTGTAATAGTGTTCTATAAACCGACTGGCATATATAAGAAGTTTACCGATAAAACCAGAGGATTTCAGTTTGCTAGAGCAAGAGATAATCATGCCAAAGCTGTAGGAAGTTTGTTAGGATAATGTATTAAGAATATAGAAGGGACGGATTAAACCATGACTAGAGAAGAAGCAATCAGAGATTTGAGAGATAAAGCCCGCTATCCTTTGAATACTTATGTAGAAGCAGCAGCTTTTGTGGATAGTATTCTTAAAGGAGGGGAAGGGGAAATCTATTTGTTGATCGAATGTGATCTGCATCACGGAGAGACCAGAATCACTAATCTTGGTCAATTTACTGAAGATAGATCAGCTCTTAGAGCAGCTAGAGAGAAGATTCAAATCGGTTTTGATAATTGGCCAAAAACAGTGAAAATTAGAAATGGAATAATGATAGACATTGAAACTGGAGAAGCAATCTCTCAAGATTCAACTCTATCCATTCACTCTGACTAAAGCGAAATAGAACATAAAAAGGAGGTGGTTTATGTTCTATCCTTCAAGCGTGGTGGCTTGAAGCTGAATGAGCAGCCAAATCTCTTCAGATAATACCAATCTCCAAATTTTTGTAAAGGGGAGGTGAAAATGCATGGGCAGTCAAGGATTGAAAAGAGAAATCTATCAAGACGAATTTCCTGCTGGTGTAACCGAATATAGTAAGGAACAGTTTCTCAAATATCGCGGTGAACTGGGAAGAATTATCAAAGTTGTAATAATGGAAATCAGTGATGAATTTTCCACTTATATCCATGGTTCTGAAGCTATTTTGGTTCTTGACGGTTTTTCATTTGGTTATAGAGGTGAAGGACCTCACGGACTCATTTGGCTTCTTGAGCAATGTGGAATGGAATTTGAAATTCAAACTATATTCGGAGGTATGAGAAAGCTTGAATTTTATCCCAAAACTGGAGAATGAAAAATGGCAAAATGGCTTAAAGCGAAAGTAAAATCTTCAGTTTCTCTTGGTTTTGGATTCTACAAAGATCAAGATGTTTTTGCTCAAACTTTAACCAAAAGAGTATTGATCTTTGATGGAGAATCTCGAGCTAAGATGATTTCCTTAGAAGAAGCCAAAAATTCAATCGAATTCTTGGGGGTTTGTGAACCAACTATTTCGGATGGAATTGATAAGAAATTTTTCCAATCCGGACAAAGAATAAGGAGATAAAATGGCAACAAAAAAGAAAAAGAAACAGAAGAAAGGAAATCCTTTTCGAATAGCCTCTTGGGGTTATTTCACTTATGAAGTCTTGGAAGAAATTTCAAAGGATGGTAGTGCAGCAACTGTCTCTGAGATCTGTGCTGCTATCCAACACAAAGTAAAACTCTCAAAGCATACTAAAGTATTTGCTGATCCAGCAAAGCTAAGAAAAAAGACATATTTCGCTCTTTGGGAGATGATACATACAAAGAAGATAGCTGTCAAAGTATCAAAACGAGGTAAAGAGATCTGCTATCATCTCCAAATGAATTAACCGGATCCCACAGCCATCCCTCTAAGATTATAAATGAAATTAGTTGATACAATATCTTAAATGATATTCTAAGATGGCTGAGGGACCATTTTGGGCCAAATTTGAACCGGGAGAAATTGGTTTGATATTTTGTTTTCAAAGGAGAGATGAAAAATGGGAATTCTAAAGAAATTCAGAGAATGGATCGGATTTCAGAGATTTGTTTATCTCAATGAATGTCAAGCGGATTGGGATTATGATACTGGTGAAATAACAAGAGAACAAAAGACTCCAACCAAACGCGGTCTTATCTGGTCTGTTATTTCAGAAATCTATTATCTCATTAAATATAGAGTGGTGGGAAGAATCATTTGTTCTATCAAAGGCCATGTTTTGGTAGATTTTTCTGAAGCAGGACCAGATTCTGGTAATATGGATCATGGTTGTGATAGATGTAGAGAATTCTGGTCAGTACCCCTTTATTAAGGAGATAATATGCTTTCCAAAGATGAAGTAGAAAGATATTTCGCAAATCTCCCTTGTAATATTTGGTGTAAATATTGCGATCTATCAGTTGGAAGGGAGAATTGGGGCAGACATATTGGAACATTGGAACACAAAGAGAATCTTAAAAAGGGGGTTGTAGATGAAGATTCCTTTGAAAGATTTGTAAAAGAAAGTATAAAAGACGTGGTAGCCAGAACTCCTCGAACTCCAAAAATTAAAGAGAGGTAAAAATATGGATTGGATTCATTGGATCGGTAAGAAATATTATTCAATTGAGAACTTTGCCAAAGAAGGGAAAAAATTCGGAATTTCAAGAAGAGTTTCCCTTCGTCAACTCTCCAGAATGAGTTGGGGAGATAGAGTATATTGTATCCAAAAAAAGCCGAAATATAGAAACGGTTCTATTTTCGCTAGTTTTCCAATAAAAATGCTTATCGGAGTTTCAAGAGAAGCTTGGGATCGAATCGCTGAAACCTTCCCTACTCAGAAAGTTTCTGATGGGGGAGAAGAAGTTGAAAGGGAATGTGGTAGTTATATCACCGGAGAAACACACGAAGTTAAGACTTCTCTCAAATCCCTTGCTCAATTTCTAACTTACCTTGAAAAGGGTGGCATGAATATTGGGAAACCAATGGTAGGTTGTAGTCCTTCTTACTTCAGTAGTAGGATTAAACCTTGGGCAATCATGAAAGACATTCCTTTCCAATTAGGTTTTCGGGATCTTGATTTCGATAGCTATTGGAAAACCTATGGTCTTCAAAGGAAAGCAAAACCTGATCAGGAACCACAACTTAGAGGTAGATTTAGAGTTGAGGTCAGTCAAAAAGAAACCAGGAAAGGCAATGTTCAAGAAGTTTCTGATTATAAGAAAAGGGATTAGGTGATAGGAATGGCAAGAGTAAGAAGAACACCTAAAAGAATTGTTTTGACCAGAGAACGATTCGAAAGACTTAATCCAAGAGAAGATGAATTCTTTGGCTCTACAAAAGATCAAGTCTGGGATGCACTCGAAGAAGCTTTGAGAGATGACAGGATCTTTCAAGAGATCATTGGCTTTGTCTTGAATGATACGAAAAGAAATAGTTGAAGGAGGTGAACTGAATGCCCCCAATCCCTGAGGCTCTAATTACTGCGGACTTTAGAGTTAATAAAATCCGCTTAATCAAAATGATTCGAACGGCAGCTTCTACAGGGGATCTCAAAATATTGGATCCTGCAAAAATGCTGGGAGAATCAATTGCTTCAGAATTCCAAGAAGTTCTGGATAATCTCAAAGCTAAACTCAATCTTAAACAACAAGGGTTGGATACAGCAAAAGAACAATTTCTCTATTCAACCCAAGCAGCCTCTTCTCTCCAAAGCAAGATTGAACGTATAAAGAGAATCGTCTGCTAAAAAGGAGAAAAGATGGTAAGGAGAACGCCCAAAATTGATGGCAAAGTTAGGGCTGAAGAAGATGAAGAAGAAGATTCTGAACTCTCCCCTTATCAAGAATATTTCGAGGCTCTAGCTTTTAAGCACAAAATTGCAGGCAATCCTTTCCTTGAACAAGAAGATTTGCTCCAAGAAATTTTCTTGATTTCTCTCCAGATTGAAAGAGATTATGGAGATCGACCTAATTTCGATAAAATTTTGGCGAGAGCAACTAAATTGCACGTCTTAACCTTAATTCGTGATCATTGGGGCACTCCAAAAAGATTCGAGGAAAAGATACGGTTAATGGGAAAGGAGTTGTTAGAAGAAAGATTAGAAATTGAAGCAGAAATTGAAATTGAGTCCTTTGAATATGCTTTGAAACAAAGACTAAGTCCAGATGCTCTTCGAGTTTTTTCCGAAATTGAAAGTCCTTCGGAAAAAACTCTTCAAATAGCTGAAGAAAGACGACTTAGAAAAGCACATTTGAGAGCTCAAGGACACCATGTATACAATGCTGATACAATAAAAATCTCGGGGGAAATAATTAGAACGAGTTTGAATTTGTCTCTCACGAGATATACTAAATGTAGAAAGGAGATTCGGGACAAAGCAAGAAAACTGAAGGAAGAAATAGAAAGGGAAACCAAATGAAACTTTCTTTGAGAATGGGAATAAAAAAGATCAATAATACCCTGATCTGGGTTTATCAGTTTGATAGAAGATTTGATACCATTCTTAGAGAATGGGAAAAGAAATTCCCCAACTATTCTTTCCAAGTTGATTATAGCCATATTGTTAGAGTTGAAGGTAGAAGTAAATTTGAAGGCTACCTTTATAAAATAAGACGAAAAGATAATCCGTATGAAGTAGAGATTTTGGGAAAGGGAAAAGTAGCAATTTTGAAAGCAAAAAATTCTCGAGATCTAATTCAACGTACACTTCTATGGTTTCCTATTTCGATCTTAGAACAGCTTATTTCAAGGAGGGATGCTATTAGAATATCCATTGGTAATCAAACAGCGACTTTGAATCAACTTATTATCTTTCTCCGTTATGGATACGGAGGGAAATCTTCAGATGATACCGATTTAACTGAAATTGATTGGGAAAAATCTGAAGAAAAGGAGAAAAATTAAAATGGCAGAAAAGAAAGTGAAAGAAGAAAAAGTAACTGATGAAACAGCGGAAGAAGATGAAAAGACTGAATGCTTTCAGAAAGGTCTTTACCTCGAAGATTCACCAGAATGCAAGATCTGTGAAGACCAGGAAGAATGCGCAACCAGATCCAAAGGTCTGACTGAGGAAAAAAACGAGAAACCGGAAAAGAAGAAAGTCAAGAGAGTTTCAGGTGTAAAGGATGTAGCTCTCAGACTCTTGCAGGACAAGACTCTGGCCAAAAAGACTTTCGGTGAACTGGCAGAGATAATCCGCGAAGAGATCCCGGGAGCTAGGACTACTGCAGCTTGCTTGGCCTGGTATCGGAACAGATACAAAGATGATGATGATGTAACCATCGTCGAACGTGATAGAGGAAGACCGAAAAAGGACCAGGAAGAGGAACCAAAGCCAACTCCGAAAAAGAGCGGTGGGACACAGAAGAAAAAGTCCTCGTCAACTTCGGCTTCAACAAAGAAGAAGAAGAAGACTCCGCCAAAAAAGACCAAGAAGTAATCTGACTTGGCTTTGATTCTGGGAAAAGGGGTAGAGAAAAGAGCAACTTTAACTAAAGGGAAAGAACATATAATCTCATTTCTCTATCCCTACCCTTTCTCTAAAAAGGAAATAATATGGCTAAAGAAAATGAAGATTTTGAACCCATTGGTTGGGATGAATTAGAAGCTGCAATTAGAAACTGTAGAAAATGTCAAGGACTTAATATTCGCGGTTCTACTCAATCTGCTCCTGGTTATGGAAATAAAGAAAGTCCTATTGTATTGATAGGCCAATCACTTTGCCAAGCTTGTATGTCTACTCAAATACCATTCACTGGTGGATCGGGCTTGATTTTAGATGAAATCTTCAAAAGATCCCTAGCAAAGAAAAAATCCAATCTTTTTACTACCAATTTGGTTAAATGCCATCCCCCCAGAAATCGAGCCTCAAAAACTGAAGAGAAAAATGCTTGTGTTCCCTTTCTTATCAAAGAAATAGAATATTTGAATCCAACTCTAGTTATACCTCTTGGTGCAGATGCGACTTCTGCTTTTCTTGGAAGGGTAAAGATCTCTGATTTTGTCCACCAGAAATATTGGAATGGTACTTTCACTGTTGTACCAATGTATCATCCTTCATATATTATGCGAGGTGCCAGTAAACTGATTCTTTCAGCCTATATTCGACGATTTGTTGAGTTGATTGATTATTATTGGGAAAGGATAGAATTATGAGATGTGCTGATCTTCAAACCTTACGGAATTTTTTAAGATTTCTTGGAGAAAGCAGATTGAAACTTCTCTTAGAAACTTTACCAGATATAGAAGCCAATCTCTCAGATATAGATTCAATCCATCCAAACTTTTCTATCGAAGTTATAAGATGTTTGCATGAATTAAATCTTCCCAATTTTCCTATCCAAAATTTCGATATTGGAGCTATTTTGAAATATCAATCGAATATTGAAGAAAGATGGAGAGAAAAATCCTTCCTACTATCGCCTTATGCTACTTCTTCCGGCGAAATAAATACCCACGAAAATATTGATGTTAGAGCCTATCTTGGAATGCTTCAGCTTCGTCATTTAGCTGTAAAACCTTGGATTTCTGATGTTCTTAAAGGCAGAGTATTTTCTACCGGTTTTGATTTAGGTGGAGGTCCAGCAATTGCTTTAAGGTTGTTAAAAGACGATGGTATTATAAGAGAAGGTGTTTTGGTAGATAGAAATGATATAATGGTCGAGATAGGAAGATTGACAAGGATAGCAGAATCTGAATCTTATGTTTCTAACTATGACTTTGGCATAATAGGTGATTTGACTAATGAAAAAACTTGGGAAGCAATAAAAGCAAGAGCAGAAAGTAGTGGAGGACCAAATCTGTTTATTCTTTCAGATGTGTTACATGGCAGAAGTAGAGATGAAAGAGATATTATTCTCAGTTTTTTGGGTGAAATGGAAGGAACGAAAATTATTCGAGAATTTTTAGGTTTTTCTGAATTGGATTATCTTCTATTCCAAATACAGTTGAAACTTTTCACCCATGGTTATCTATCCACTCTTAACCAGTTCAAAGAAGAATTGAGATCCTTCGCAATTTCTTTTGAAGTCTTGTATGAATCTTCGTACTATTACATAATCGAGGTAATAAAATGAGCATCCGAGAAGACAGAGAATTTGTTTTAACTATATCTTTACCTATTGGTCCTTCAGCAAATCATAGTTTTGGTATAAATACCAGAGCTAGAGCAGGAAAGAGGATTTATACTACTATAAAAGCAAGAGAATATTTGAGACTAATAGAAAAAGCTATTAAAGAGAAATTACCAGAGGATTGGGAACCTATAATCTCAAAGGATTTTTGGATAGTTGTTGAGTTGAATCATTTTGACAAAGGCAATGTGCACTCAGGAGATATTAGTAATAGACACCGATTGATTTTGAACGGATTAAAGCAGGGCTTGGGAATAGACGATTATTTCTTTTTAGTGAGAGATATGACTAGAGAACGAGATCCAAGCAATCCAAGAATAGTCGTTTCAATCTGGAAGGAGAAAAGAAATGTGGTTGATATTCGAAGGCGGAGAGTTAGTAGGAAAGACAACTCTAGCTAAGGAATTTGCGTCTTTATCGGGATATGAATATTTCCGAGGTACAGGCCAAGGAAGACCTCCAGATTTATATGATATAGAAGCTTGGGAACGATATGATCAAAAAGAAATGGAATATCTTGAATCTTTAATTGATAAGAATGTAGAGAATTTGGTGTTGGATAGGGTTGTTTGGATTTCAGATATGGTCTATGGTAAAATCTTCAGACATTATCCGGATTGGCGTCTTTTTGAGAGAGGAAAATCTTGGAATATCAGAATGGCTATCATCTATTGTTATTGCCCCTTTTTTGCCAAAATAGATAGAGGAGAAGAAGAGAAATTTGAATTGGATTATGAAATGGATGGCAAAATAAAAGAAAAATATCTGAATCTTCTTCCTTTACTTGTTCCTAGACCAGTTATAAGAGTGAATACCCGCAACTCCATATTTGACTGCAGAAAAGCTCTTATGGATTTCATCGAATACAGAGGATGGCTATAATGAAAAAATCATTTGGATCTTTTGAAAAATTGGAACCAGAGGCTGATTTTCCTTTCGAGATAATAGACACAGGAGAAAAAGCATTAGAAGCTATAAAAATCCTGGGAAAGGAACCGTACTTTGCTTTTGATATTGAAACTACCGGTCTTAATCCAAGGGACCAAGAAGCAGAGGTCATATCAGTTGCTTTTGCTTCGCCTAATTATCTTGGAGGTCTGATGCTTAGTGGTTCCGGTTCATTCTCTGGTGAATTGAATCAGAGGATCCTTTCGGAAATCTTGAATTCGCCACCTTCTAAAATAGCTCACAATGGAAAATTCGATGTAATCTATCTCGAAGAAGCAGCAATGATTTTGACCTCCAATTTCAAATATGATACCTTACTCGGTTTTTATCTTTTAGACGAAGATCCGAGGAGAAAACGGAGTCTAAAATACTTGGGGAGAGAATTTACTTCTTATCCAGTAATCGAGTTTCCAGATGACGGTGTCTTGAAAGGTAAGTCAGCAGAGGAGATTCTAAGATATAATTGTTCGGATACACGACTTACTCTAGCTTTGTATGAAATCATCCAAGGAGAATTAAAGAAATTAGAAATGATTCCCCTTTGGGAGTTGATCACTTTTGCCTCTATTTCCTTAGCACGAATGGAAAATGTTGGGGTGGAGATAGACGAGGATAAGCTTTTTGATATGGAAACTGAAACTAGAAATGAGGAAGAAGAACTCCGAAAAGCTTTGATGAAAACAGCTCGAAATAAAGGTTATCCAGATCTAAAACTAAAATCTCCTCTGGCTCTAAGAAAATTCCTTTTTGATGTCTTAGGTTTAACGCCTTCAGAGTTGACACCAAAAGGGCAACCTTCTACTAAAGAAGCGGTTCTGGAAAAACTAGACCATCCATTTCCCAAAGGTCTTCTTCTTTGGCGAAAGAAAACCAAGTTGCTTGATACCTATTTTTCCAATCTGAGCGCCCAAGTTGAGGAAGACGGGAGAGTACATCCAGACTATCGAATTTGGGGGACCAGATCGGGCAGATCGAGCTGCTCTAACCCAAATGTACAAAACATTCCAAGGGACGGAGAGATTCGAAGTCTCTTTGTTCCTAAAAAAGGTTGGTTTTTTGTAGAAGGCGACTATTCTCAGTTTGAACTTCGTGTTATGGCTTTGTACTCTAAGGATGAAAACCTCATGAATGCTTTCTTATCTGGACAAGATCCACACAGGGAAATTGCTGCTTTTCTCTTTAGAAAGGATTTGGTTGATGTTACTGATGAAGAAAGAAGGAAAGCAAAAACTCTTAATTATGCTATTCTCTATGGAATGGGAAAAATAAGCTTAGCTGAAGATCTGGAAATAGAACCGGATGAAGCAGGTAGTTTGATAGAAAGGTATTATACAAGATTCTCTAAAGTCAATAAATGGGTACAGAATCAGCATAGAAGGGTAATGATAGACAAAGAAGTAACTAGTTTAACGAAAAGAAAAAGACGATTTCCTGAACTAAGTCAAGGATCTGTAAATGCTGTAGTGAGAGCTGAAATTCTAAAACAATCTGTCAATACAATTATTCAAGGCACTGCTTCTGATTTTGCTTTGCTTGGAATGACTAGTGTAGATGATAAATTGAAAGAAATGGAAGCTAGATCAATCATGTTTATCCATGATTCTATAGTAGTAGAAAGTCCGAAAGCCGAGGTCTCTCGAGTAATAGAAATTTTGAAAAAAGAAATGGTCTCCTTTGGAAGAGATTTACCAATACCTTTTGAAGTCGATATTAAGGTCGGACTTGATTGGAAAAATATGGAGAAAATATAATGGATCTTACAGAATTTGAAGAAGAAATCAAGAAACTTTTTGAACGAATATATCAGAGCGGAAAAGAAGAAGGAGAGAGGGAGATGGAAAGAAAAGTAATGTATTGGATAGCTGCTCTCTGTTCTAAAAATGGTGGAAGACTTTCAATTGGAGATGATCTTATCCAAAGCTTACCTCGTGATTTCAAAGTATCCCAATTTCGTGACAATGAAACAGGTTCAACTGTATTTATCTTGGGGAGTGAGGAACCAAAATGATCAGTATAAACTGTGGTTTCAATTTTGATCCAGAATTGCCTACAATTCTCGATAAAGCAAATCGAGAGATAGGAGAGAAAACAGGAATTAGAATAACTGAAGTATATGGTTCGGTTCCAGGAATCGGATTAGGTTCTGTTCGCCAAAAATCCCGTCTTCGAGCTACTTCTCTCAACCAAGTAATGACTATCTTAACCGATCTCAGAGACAGAGATATTGAATTCAACTATACTGTGAACAGATCAGTTATAAGAACTTTGAGGGATCTTGGGTTTAGTTTAGGTTCAAGTCCTGAATTGGCTAAATTGGATTATTTGGTTAAAAGTGAGCTAATAACCAGATTGACTATTTGCCATCCTCTTCTCATGGAAGTATTTTCAGAAAGATATAAACTTCCGATCGAGATTTCTACAGTAACCCAAGTAATGTCTCCTTCCCAAATGCGAAAATTGAAGGAACGTGCCCCTACTATAGATAAAATCTGCATGCATCTTTATTCAAATCGGAATTTTCCACTTCTCAGAGAATTCGTAGACGTTGGCAAAAAACTAGGGATTAGAATAGAATTACTTCTTAACGAATTCTGTTCTTTCCAATGTCCAGATAGAAAATATTGTTATGATCTCCAATCAATCCAAACTTATCGTGAAACTGAATTTGATACTTATCCTCATGGTCGCTGTATTAAAGACAGAAATGATCCAGTCGAATGGTTGAAAGCAAGATTTATTCTACCTCAATGGTTTGAAGATTATAGAATGGCCGCTAGGATAAAGAATTATAAATTAACTGGTAGAACTCATCCTACCAAATACATAGAAAGGGTGGCAAGAATTTATCTTTCTGGTGAGTATGATGGTAATTTACTTGACCTCTGGGCTCATCTTGAGAATATAGAAAGAGAGGGAAAACCAATAGGACCTAAATTCTTTATTCCAAGCAAAGGATTAAAGTTTGATTCTTTCATCAAAAATTCTCCTTTCTGTATAGGAGATGATATGAAAGGGTTCTATTGTGATCTAGCTTGCGGCAGTTGTACTTATTGTGAAAGGTATCTTGAGAAAATCGGGTATCAAAATCTAAGATGAGAAGCAATTGGGCAAGATTACAAGCATTGGAGAGAAAAATGGCTAAAGCAAAAAGAGCAGCATTAAAGTATGAACCGGATTATGAAATTGATATGGATGAAGTTGAGGATGATCAGCAAGAAGCCGAATTATCAGGCGAATACAATATTCCTTGGTGGAAACCGGCTGAAGGGAAAAATAGAATTCGAGTTTTACCCCCTTTATCCGGAGAAAGGGTTCCTTATCGCAAGGTCTTTCTGCATTATGGACTAGGACCTATTCCATTGACTTGTCCTGGAAAGAAAAAGTGTCCAATCTGTATATATGTGGAAAAAAGGGGAGGCAGAGATCATCCATTATCTGGAACCAGAAGAATTTTCTTCAATATACTTGATAGGGAAGATGAGGATGCTGGGGTCCAGATTTACTCTTCTGGCAATACTTTTCTGAAAGAATTCCTAGCTCACTTGAGAGATCCAGATTGGGGAGATGATATAGTCCATCCGGTTGATGGTTTTGATGTTACGGTGGAAAGAACAGGAACTGGACTAAACACCGAATATCCTTCAATCAGATTCAGACGAAATCCTAGTTCAATCGCAGATTCTCAAGAAGACTTGGATGAATTGCTTGAGAATCGATTTGATTTGAGATCTATCTCTCCTGAAACAGATCCAGATAAGTTGGAAGAACTCCTTGAAGCTTGGATCGAGAAAAAAGGCAGAAGGGATGATAGAGAAGACGATGAGGATGAAGATAAACCTCGAAAAAAATCAAAAGCAAGAAAGGAACCAGAAGAAGACGAGGACGAGGATGAAGATGAGGATGAGGATGAGGATGAGATAGAAGATAAACCAAAGAAAAAGAAAAAACGGACTCCAAGTCGGACTCCCAAGAAAAAGCCAATAGATGAAGACGAAGATGAAGATGACGATGAGGATAAGGATGAAGATGAGGATGAAGATGAGGATGAAGAAGAATCAATCGAAAATCTTCTGGAGAGATTAGGAAAGGCGGGTAAATAATCTCGAGAGAGGTCTTGTTTAATCAATATTTGCCCCCATTGCCTGAGTTAGATAAGATCTCTCTCCCCCCACAAATCCATGAAAATACTATTTTTTGCTGATCTACATGCCAGAAAAACTTATAGAAATCTTTCATCTCAAGGAATTCTTGAGGATATTCTAAATACGATTGAAGAAATAGCAGAAATAGCTGATCAAGAGAAAGTTGCTGCAATATTCTCTCTCGGCGATCTATTTCATAAAGTGGGGACTATTTCTGTTGAGCTACTGTCAAGAATTTATTCAGCTTTTCGAGACCTTGAACGATTCCAGTTATATTTCTTAGTCGGTAATCATGATCTATCTGGGAAATATACTGTTCTTGAACCTTTTAAGGAATTGGGAAAAGTGATAGAAATCCCAGAAATGCTGGAACTTGGCGGAAAATCTTTTTTCTGTTATCCTTTCAATCGAGGGACCTTTATGTGGGAAGAAGCAGATGTATTTTTAGGTCACATAGCTTTGGCTGAAGGAACTTTGGATGCTACGGATATGAAATTGAAAGAGGAAATTTCTGTTAAGGAATTGAGAGATTTTTTCGAAATAGGATTACTGGGACATTATCATCGTTATCAAAGTATCGGAAATTATCATTATGTAGGTTCTGCTCTCCAACTTTCCTTTGGGGAAACTGGCCAAAAAAAGCTTTGTGTTATATTGGATACAGAAAGTCTCAAATTAAAATGGGTGCAATTAAAGAAAGCTAGAAAATATAAAATCTTGGAATATGATCCAGAAAATCTTTTTTCTCCAGAAGACTATGAAGATTGTATAGTAAAACTCAAAGTCCCAAGTGATTTTGAACTCACTGCTTTTAATGGAAATATACCAATTGGTTGTGAATACTTTATCGAGAAAAGTCTTCCAGAAACAAAGATTGAAACGAGACTAGAAGGGAATCTCGAAATAGATGCTCTTATTAGAAAATTTCTTGAACTGGTTCAAACTGATTTGAATAAAGATAGTTTGGAGAAATGGGGCTTTGCAATTATAGAGAAAGCTAAGGAGCAAGAAATAGATGTTGGAATTTAAGTCGATCCAAATAGAGAATTTTTTCTCTCATAGACAGACTCATATTGATTTATTTCCTAAATCTCTTACTTTGATTTTGGGAGAGAATGAAGATTCAGCTTTCTCTTCTTCTAATGGATCTGGAAAATCTACAATCTTCGAAGCCCTTTATTTTTGTCTATTCGGAAAAACTTCGAGAGGATGTAGATCTACTGAAGTAGTCTCAAGAGAGAAACTTCCCAACGAAGATTGCTTAGTCAGAGCTAGTTTTGATTTTAGAGGAAATCCTTATACTTTTTATCGAGGGAGAGTTAAATCTAAACCATTTTTCGAGATAACTGGAAAGAATGGAGAAAGAATACCAGATTTCAATTTCCCTATCTCCTCTGACCTTTTTGCATCCGCAATCTATCTTCCACAAGATAGATTTGAAACTTTTGCCAATTCAGCCGATCAATTCCGAAAGAAAATTCTAATAGAAATTCTTAGACTTGAAAGATTTCAGATCTATCAAAAACTAGCTAAAACTATTTCTCGGGAAATAGAAAATGGGATAGAGGTTATTGAAAAGAATATTTCATTTTCTGAAGGGGCAATTGAAACCTTGAGAAGCGAACTGACTTTGAGTAAAGAACATCTTTTAATATCCATCGAACAGATCCAAGAAGAAGTAGAAGAAAAAAAGCGTCAATTTATAGCTGAGAGACTCGCATTAACCCAAAAACGGACACAGCTGCAATTTTCACTCGATTCCCTGGATCAAAGGCTTAAACCAAAAATTCGTGAACGCCTAAGGACCGAATATGAAACTTTTTTGGCTGGGATAAAACGTCTCGAAGATGAGATTGCTAGGGGCGAGGACGCTCTTTATCAAATAGAAGCGCAATGTCCTCTCTGTAAACAAGCAGTATCAGATGATCAGAGGGAAAAACTACGCTCAGCTTTACCTTATAAAAAATTAGCAAGAAAAAAAGAAAAAAGAAAAGGGTTCCAAAGTCAACTTGCAGAGATAGAAGCCAATTATTTTAAGGTGGAAGGGGACAGAGAGAAAGCAGAGGATGGTATAAAAGAAATAGATGCAGATCTTAATAGATTAAAAACTCAGATTGTAGCGGTTCAGGAATCTTTCTCCCAAAGTCTTAATCTCGTGAAATCTGCTGAGAACAGAATTAAGGAAATAGAAATAGCTTTGGTTAAAGTAGAAAGTAAAAAGAAAAAGAGCGATAGGGAAAGGAGAAAACTTCAGAGACAATTAAATCTAGTAAATTTCTGGGTTGAAAATTTTGGAGCTAAGGGAATTATTTCTTTTTTGGCTGACCAAACATTGCCTCATCTTAATTTGAAAGGGAAAGAATATCTTGGATTTTTAGCTCCAGAATTTAATTTAAGTTTCGATACCAGAAGAAAAACTAAAGCAGGAGATCAACGAGAAAATTTCTCAGTCTTTATCGAAGAAGATGATCGAAGATACCATTCTCTCTCAGGAGGCGAAAGAAAAAGAATTGATTTAGCAATCCTTCTTTCTCTGGCTTCATATATCCAAAAAATTTGTCCAGTTTCTCTTCTATTCTTAGATGAAATTTTTTCGGGTTTAGATGACATAGGATGCGATGGAATTCTGGAATTACTTCAAAGCGAGAAAAAATCTAGCAATCGGTCTATTTTTGTGATTACTCACTTAGATGATCTGAAAGATTCAGCAATTTGGGATCGAATCTTGATGGTTCGAAAAAAGGATGGGATTTCGACAGTAGAAGAGATTCTTTAAGGAGAATACCAATGATATTTGCATCTAAATTTTTTTGGAATTTATCCATATGCTTAGGAGTGGTTCTAATCGTTATCCTTTTGGCCATTCTATCTCGATGTTAAAGGAAGGAAAAAATGACAAGACTAGCAATGATCGATGTTTGGCACCATCCCCCTTCAGATTTCAACTCTTTGGATCGAGGGGTAGTTTTTCTTGATAGAGAAGGTTGTGTGAATGAGAACGATAGAAGTTCTGGTAATCCAGATCTTCATCTTATTACTGAAATGAATGAATTCTACTTTCGTCCAGGATCAAAGCGAGCAATTCGAGAACTTACTATAGCAGGTTGGCCAATTGTAGTAATCTCGAATCAAGAAGGAGTCGAAAGAGGATTTATGGAAATCGGTACTTTGAAAGATATTTCCCTTTATATGGCTAGGGAAATATGGAGCAGTGGAGGTCAAATTATCAAAGCTTATTACTGTCCTCACGATCCAGCAATTCCTTGTGAATGTAGAAAACCTAAACCAACTATGCTTCTCCAAGCAGCGAAGGATCTGGGAATAATACTTGAAAAAAGTTATATGATAGGCGATAATCCAACAGATATAATAGCAGGAAATGAAGCTTGTTGTACTACCGTTCATATTCCCCTTAATTTTTGTCCTGAGGAAGATAAGATAGCGCCTGGTGCTGACTACATTGCTGAGGATTTGTTGGATGCTGTGGATATAGTTCTTGGAAGAAATTGGAGAAAAAAAGAAGGAAAGGAACTCCTTTGCCAAGAATGCAATCAACCATTGATTAAACATAAAGGAACAGGTTGCTATTATTGTTCTAATCCCAACTGTTATTACTATTTTAGAGAATAAGATGGAAGAGAAATCAGAACTAATTCTAATCCTAATAGTCTTACTCTCCGAAATTGCTGAAGGAAAGAAAAGATATTGGGATCAAATAGCTTTTTGGAGAGAGGATTACGAGAATTCTATAACTCCAATTTCTCCACATTCAGCTTGGCCGGAGGGATAAAATTATGGTAGAAATATTTCCAGGGATCTGGGTTGGAAAGGCATTAGAAGCAGTATCTTTTGTTGAAGGGGAAATGAAAGCAGGTGATAGTCCTCTTTTCAAACCACCAATAAAAGCGGTCTTAAACGTGGCAGATGATTGTTTTGAGATCCAAAAACATTCCCGAAGATTGACATATATTCATGCTGGATTGACAGATGGACCAGGGAATACATTAGAAGAGTATCTTATGGCAATTTTAAGTCTCGATTTTCTGGTTACATATAGAACCCATGTTTTGGTCCATTGTTGGGAAGGGGCTAGTCGTTCTTGTTTTATTGCTGGAACTTATTTGAGCTACAAACTTTCCAGATCCTTCAATGAAGTTGAAGAAATGATGAAGAGAAAATATGATCGAGTCAATATCAATAAGGCACACAAAGAATGGTTACACAGAATCCAGAAGGGTTTGTCGAAATTCAAATAGATCTCAGATCAGAAAGAGAGAAAATAGCGGATATTTTAGGATCCAAAATCGATATTGTAGATTATGGAAATCTTGGATATTGGGAATACGATAAAGCGCTTGATGATATTATGATTGAAATGGAAAGAATATATCGAGAAGGATTCGAAGAAGGATTTGAAGCTGGGGAACAGCGAACTTTAGAAGAAATAGAAGCTCAAATTACAGCAAAGGAATTTGAAGAAGATGAAAGATCTTCACACAATCAAACTAATGCTTGATGTTCTTAAATCAGAATCCACTTGTTTAAGACGTCAGACTGCAGCCATTGTCACTTCCCAAGATGGTTCAATAATTGGGACAGGTTATAATGGTGTTCCAAGAAAGATTAAACATTGTACAAAAGAGACCTGTGTTCGTCGAGATTCAAAAGCTGGAGAAAATTTGGATAAATGTCCAGGGGCACATGCTGAGGCCAATTGTATAGCAAATTCAGCTCGAGAGGGAATTCGATTGAAAGGAGCAATTCTGTATTGCTCTCATAAACCATGCCTTTCCTGTGCCAAGCTTATAATAAATGCAGGAATAAAAGAAATTGCTTATTGGGAAGATTATCCTTCCAATAAATCCTTGGATTTATTACAAGAAGCTGGGATAGATGTTAATAGATGTTGGGAAGTAATACATTCCTAATATTGAAGAAAAGGGAGAATAAAATAAATGGCAGAAAAATTAGACACTGAATTCCTTCTAGCTAAACATGGCGAACTACTGGTCCTTTACCAAGATCTGGAAGGTATCGTTCAAATTCCTTTAGATCTTGATTCTGTGGAGGGACAAAGTTGGATAAGAGCTATCTCCTATCGCATTATTCAAGAATTGACTGAAGCTGATATGGCTTGCTGGGAAGCAGCTGGAGAGAATAAAACTATGGTTGAATTTTGGCCTCCAAAAGATGAGTTGATCGATAGTCTCTTCTATTATCTGGAATTAGTCATTTTGACTAATTTACAGAGTGATCTATCCAAATGGAATTTTCTCGGTGAAATGAGAGAAAAAAGAGTAATAGGAGAACCTTATTCTTTGCCCTTGGAATTTCTCCAAGGATTTCCTTCTCTTTTCTGGCGAACAACTGTAGAAATCGGTAAGTTAAATCAGCTTCTTCGAAAAAGACCTTGGCGAGAAGAAGGAGCAGAAATAGATATTGATTCTTTTACCAATATTATGAAAGAGATATGGTTTCTTATAAATTGTATCTTTTTCAAGAGAGAACTTTCTCCCGAAGAAATCAAAATTGCTTATATGGATAAATGGAGAAAAAATTATAAACGTGCACAAATAGCCAAAATAGAGAGAGAACTTTTAATAAAACAGACATTGCTCAATCCCCCCAAAATAGTAGTCGACAAGACTTTCGGGATTCGGCCAATAGAGGAAGAAGAAAAATGAGTTTATGTCAATTAGAAGAGAAAGTTAGAAATTTGAAATGTCTCCTTGTTGGTGATATAGCTCTGGATATAAATACTATAGGATTTTATAAAGGGGAGTCTCGAGAGATTGAAGGATTACCAATTTTCAGGTATCCTAAAAAAATAAGAACCTATAATCCTGGTGGTGGAGGCAATCTTCTTTTTAATCTAGCCCATTTAGGCGTTGAAACCTGGGCTTGTGGCATTTGGGGAAAACCATTTGATTATAGCGATATTCTTGGAACTGATTGGGATAGGGTTGTTCTTGAGAGATTGTTATTAAATAAAGGAATCCATACAGACTATATGGTTGAAGATGAAACACCTGTATTTGGAAAGCATTTCTTACCTATTGGCCATCATTTGATGAGAATTGATTCTGCAACCGATCCGATCTCTGAACGAGTAAAGAAACAACTTTTGGAGAATATTTCTATCATTGGTCCTAAATGTGATTTTATAGTCATTGCTGACTATAATGAAGAAGGTAATGGAGTCTGTACTACCAGAATTATAGAGAAAGTTGTTTCTTTAGGGAAGACTTTAGGGATAGGGATTTTCGGAACCTCAAGAGAAAGAATACATACTTTTGATGATATAGCCCATCTTATTCTTAACCAAGAAGAATTAAAAAAAGTTGATGTGTACATAGATAGCGAGAAAGAGAAACCGAATGAATTACTTGATGCAGGACTGATGACTGATCCTTCGAATATAGATGTTAGTCGTCTCTTTTATAAAACTCATAGCGAGTATATAATTTTGACAAGAAAAGAAGAAGGGGTTTCTATTTATACGAATGTTAATAAGATGGAACGAATTGATATTCCAACTAAACCTGTTTTGGGTAACATCAATCCTTGTGGAGCTGGCGATACTTTAGCCGCGATTTATTCTGCTTGTTTTATGGCTGGTATGTATACTTGGGATGCAATCAAGATGGGGATGGCGGGAGCTAGGTATTCTGTGAAACAGATTTTCAAAACCGGTTATCCTTCTTGGAGAGATATTGAGGTTGAATTTATAGAAATTTATACCAAGAAGGAATATGATTTTTTGCAATCTAAATGGAGATAGAAAATGGAGACTATGAGAACTCCGTTTGATTCCGATGGCGAATATGAATATTGCATTAAACTGATGGATAAACATGGTTTTACTTTGATTCAAGACATTGAAGATTGTCTTCAATGTCCGGTCTATGAGCAATGTGAAATTCAATCTGATAAAAGAAAAAGGGAAAAAGAAATGGAAAATTCAAAGAATACTAATAGCCGTATTTATTGTAGAAGTTTATTGGCGGTTCATGGTCATTCTATGGAATCCTTGATTTCAACAGACGAGGATTGTACCGTGTGTCCAGTTGTAGAATATTGTGAAGTTGATAATGTAATCCAACGAGATGGACCTATGAAAACTGATGAGACAAAAGGTTTCTCAGAAAATCTAGCGTTTATTCATTGTATGATTCCTGTAGCTGGTCCAGTTACTAGGGAAGAAATGATAATGGTAAAACGATCTCTTGGCAAGCTTTGGATGGCTTTCTGGAATCTTCGCCAAATTTGTGCTATGACGGATATTCAATGGGCTGAAGAAATTAGAAAGACAATGGAAAAATATGGTGGTGGGATTGAAGCTTATCAAAGAAGACAAGAAATAGAAGAAGAAAAAAGACCAATCAAAGTCACTCCATGTTGTAATAGTCGTCATTGGCATATAGTAAATAGAAAAGATATTCCTAGTGGAGTTATTCGTTGCGAATTGTGTGATAAAATGCATGACTTTGAAAATCTGATAATTTCACAAAGATCAAGTATAACAGAAGATCCGCCATTGGAAGCATGGGTAGAGGAAAAGAAAGCTAAGATTTCCAGAAAAAAAGTTGATAGGCTTCTCCACTCAATCAGAAGTTTCTTTGGCACTCTTCCTTTCACTTCTACTTATGGGATCCCTCAAGACTGTGAAACTATACTAGATTTGTTGGATCATTTCAAAATGCCTCTCAATTATATTCTCCAATATATCTTACCAGCTTTAGGGTATACTTATATTGAAGCGTCTGATGGCTCCTTAGAGTCAATAGAAGGCGAAGACGAGGATGATTAGTCAGAAAAAGAATTTTAGGACGTCTGTGGATCAAATATGAAGTCCTGGGGATACGAGAGATAATTATGCTAGATGTAAAATTGAAAAATAGAATTGATTATTGAATGAATGGAGAGATAAGAATGTCGAGTAATACAAAGATCAATGTAATTGCTTACGGAAGTCTTATCTTCGCTGTTTTGCTATTCTTGGGAACAGGGATCTTTTTCAGTATTAGAAAATGCCAGGAGAAGGTTCGTAGTAATGAAAAAGATCAAGAAAAAATAGAAAAACCATGTATCGATATAAGAGAACCAGAAACAGAGAAATTCGCTAGGATTCAATATTTCTATCGCTTTGATGATGGTAGAGTACAAGAAATCTATGGACCAACTTCTATTGGATATTGTTATCCGGGAACACCGACAGAAAGTGGTTCTTATAATGTTCTAATAGGTCGAGAAACTGGATCTTTTTTAGAAAGAAAAAGTGGTTTCCATAAAATAAGTATTCCAGAATTGGATCCATATTTCAACTTATATTTTCCAATTCTAAAACCAAAAAAAGAGAAAGGGATTAACCATGATCCCAATGACAATAACTTTCAAAGTGATGGATAAAGAAGGCAATGTATTAGATTCTGAAGAGGCTATTGCGCAAGGTTATCATCTTAGACCAGATGGTCAACTTATGAAATCAATAACAGATTTATCAAATGAAGTAAATGATATGGAAGTTATCTATTTTGTTAAGACACCTTCAGACTATGAAATGAAGAAGAAAGACGAGGAAGATATAATTTCCGTAGAAAAAGTTAATAGTCTTCTTAATTCAATTAGAGGTTTCTTTAATTCCATTCCATTCGTTAATCCTTCTTCTTTATCTTATGTAAATTGTGGAACTATATTGGATATATTAGATAAATACGAGATGCCACTTAATCATATTTTAGGATTTATATTGCCTGCTTTAGGATATAAACATATAAGAGTTGGTGGGATTTCTACATCAATTAAAAATTACTTACTTTGTTTTCTTGATGAGGGAAAATCTAATGGGAAGATTACTGGATAATGGAAGTCTAAGAGTTGACAGAGACGTCGCCAAATTTTTAGCTTATAAGGATAGAATTTCTCGGATGATTGAAGATGCTTATTCTGAATTACCTCTTCCACTTTATTTTTATCTGATGGCAGTCTTCGAGAGAAAATCGGATCAACTTTTTGAAAAAGTATCTAAAGGAAAGAAAGGCGAACTTTTTCAAAAAATGATAGAGTACGGCAGAGAATTCGCAAAAGATTGGGCAAAAGAAGGACTTTCTGACGCAATAGATGGATGCATTCAATGTAATCAAAGAAATGATTGTGCTTTCTATAAATTTATTCTTGGTTTGGAATCTGAAGGAGCTAAATTCTAATGAGACTTTTGCTATATAGTCTAATCACTTATCTGATTCAGATCTTAGGGGAAATAAATCTACGACTATTTCCATGGGAGGTAAGATGGACCAGAAATGATCGTCCTTGTTATTCTGATTATGAAGAGTATGAAGGATTTGGAAAAGTTTGTCATATCGCTTGTTGTGATTGTGGAGCATCTCACATTTACTGGAAAGCTAATAAAGGGATCTATGGTGTTCCAATTAGACCTGATGGATATAATTATAAGCCAAGATTAAAAGATGATCCTTCCTTGGCCAATGAGGAAGCAAAAAGTAAATGGAATACCAATCGATAGAAGAGATAGATACAAGGATAGATGAGATTCACGAAGAAATGGCCAAAGTGTCGCCAAGAGATATGTCTGAGCCAACAACTGCTGAAATCAACTTAATTAGAGAACTGGTCAAATTAGTCAAACTACGAAGAAAGAAATCTGAAAACTTTGGTTGGGAATATATCGAGGAAAAATAATTATGACTTATCCTATCGCATCTTTAGGCAAATATCAGTTAAAAGATATTGAAGATTCTCACGACATTGTACTTCACGACGAATTTTTCAGAGTGTGTAATGTGGGGCGAGCCAAGATTCCAGACCATTCTTGGGTTAGAATGAAGGAATTATTTGGGGGAAAAGTAGAGGATTATGAATATCATTTCATAGTTCAAATTGCTGGATGCCCTCTTCGATGTAAATATTGCTACGTGGATAATTTGAAAGAAGATAAATATATTTTGGCGAGAGAATTGGTTTTTGCCTTTATGCAATTCAGAAAAATAGCAATATTAGAACACGGAATAAATTTCAATGTCTTGCATATTATGGGTGGGTGTCCAGGAGCTTATCCACAACTATGGCAAGAAACTAGATGGATATTAGATAATCTCGATTATAAGGATATTATTATTTTTTCCAATGTGATATTTGTAGAAAATTATTTCTTTGGTACTCGTCCATGGAATTTCATGGATATATCCAATTTCATGCTATCTGGCTGTTTGAAAGGAACTAGTCATGCTAATTTTATAGAGAATAGTAGAAGAGATCTTTTCAGAGAAGCATGTAAAGAATTAAGATATTACATAGAATTCTCGAATTTTTATCTGACTTTAGTAGATCCGGATATGAAAAATACCAGAAAAATACACAATGTAATCGACAAGTCTAGGATAGATATTTGGGATTCTGTGGAATATGAAGCGGTTAAAGCAAGGAAGCAGGGATTGATAAGATAAAGGGGAAAAAGAATGACAAGCAAAGGTAAAAAATTCAAAGGATTTATAGCCATAGATCTTGACGGTGTTCTGGCTCAATATGACGGTTGGAAAGGAAAGGATCATATCGGTGAACCAACACCAGGGATGAAAGAACTTATTCAAGATTGGATAGACGAAGGCTGGAAAATTATTGTCTTTACTAGTAGAGGGAGTCATGAGACCGATCTTTGGTGTACCAAGTATCAAATACCATATCACTATATCAATGTAAATCCAGAATTTCTAGGCCAGAATCCAGGTAAACCAATCGCCAACGTGTATATAGATGATCGAGCTATTCGTTTCACAGGAGATATTGATAGATTAAGAGATCAAGTTAAAGCTTTGGGGGATGATGGATTCTTTAGCGATTGGGGGAAAACTTTGAGAGAAAAAGCTATCTTAACTACAGATAATTTTGTCGAGAGATGGGAAAGAGACGAGATAGTGCAAGAAGAAGGAGATCCTGATGATCCTTTGGATAAAGCAATTGAAATTATCTATGAATATGTCAAATACGGGATCTCTATTTTTTCCACTGATCTTCCCGATGAAGTACAAACATATCTTGCTTCTTTACACCTTAAGGCTAGTGAATTCTGGGAAGATCATTGTAGGAAGAGAGATAAAACTTATCCAGTCGAGAATAGGATTTTCAAAGAGAATGGATCACCGATAGAAGGGAAAACTCGAATTCGGATTAACAAAAGTGAAGCGACTGCTTTCACAGTCTTTTGTGGGGAGAATAAAATCTGGTCCAGTCCTCTTATATCTTATAGAGTTCCAGGACTTTATTTGGATGTGTATATTGAAAGAAAAGATTTGGATAAGATTAGAACCAAGTTCACCGCTGAAGTGGTTATTTAGAAAGATCTTCATCCGGACCTTTCTTTGAAGGAATAGATAAGAATGATTTTTACCGAAGAGAATATAGGGGACCAAATAAAGGATCCAAAATTGCTATCAGAATTGACAGGAATACCAGAAAAACTCATTGATGGCAGTTCATTAGAAGGATGGTATGAGATAGTTGGTTTTGTAGAATCCAACAGGATTGAAATAATCCATGAAAAATCCCATGATCGGAAGCATGGTCAGGGGGAAAAATGAAAAAACCACTAGGACCTGTAAAGAAGAGAAGAAAAGCTAAGGAAGAAGAGAAAAAGTTATCAACGGTTGATAGATTGGTGAGAGATCTAAAAGCTGTAAACGACGAAAGATTAGAGAACATAATAACTAGAGCTGAGGAAGGATATTATGATGATTACAAAACGCCCATCGCTTATCCTACGATCGCATTGGTTAATGATTTGGAAGCAGCAGGATTTCCTAGGCTGGCTAATGACGCGAAAGACGGGAAATGGGCTTCAACACTCGAAGAAGGCCAGGAATGGTTTGAAGAAGAGGGTTGGAGGTTGTTAACGGAAGGAATTGATTCCGATGACAATCCATGATATTGCAAGAAAATTCAAAGAAATAGGAATAGATATTCCGCATCCTAGTATTGGGACGACTGAAACTCTTTACTATGTTTTACCTTTTGCTTGTCGTTGTTGTCCGTTTGAGTTTGAGTGTGAAGTCTGTGATAATATAGCAAATCGAGAAAGATTAAGGAGGGATTTGAATGAAAACTGAAGATTTCAAAGAAAGACTCTATGAATTATTAAAAGGCGCTGTAGAATCAGCTGATATTGAATTCTATATATGCCATAGACGAGGTTCAGAACCCTTAACTGATGAAGAAAAAACCAAGGTTAAAGGAATGGTCAAAAGAAAAGCTATCAAAATGGTGAAAGAATATTTTGGGGAATTTGAAGAGGGAGAAAAAGACTGGTTAGAAGGGGGAGATGAAGGAGAGAAAACTAAGGAACCCCATGATAATGAAGCTAGTCAGGGGGAAAGTTGATAAAAGGTTAACAAATTCCTGAGCTAAAATGTTAGTCAGGGAAAAAGTTGATAAAATCCCATGATAGGTAGCATAGTCAGGGAATAAAATGGAGAGAGAAAAATGCCAAATGAAAATGTAATTTTATACTATGATGGACAGCCTAGTAAAGTCTTGGTATCCCAGGATCGAATTGGATCTTGTCTTGCGGAATTAGTGCGGGATAACAGGACACAACATGAAATGGCAGCTTTGGAGGCATTGATAAAGACTATTGAAAATTCGGAAGCGGGAAAACTGGCAAAATCCCATGATCGGGGAACTAGCCAGGGGGGAAACTGAGAGGGAAAAATGATTAAAGAATATTTATTGGAAAAGGTCAAAGAAACTCCAGTTGAGGGGATCCAGAATGTCTATGATATAATAACCAAGCATATCTTGGATTTCGCTTGTGATCTATATGCTACAATGACAGACGAACCAGACGAGGAGATCAAATATCTTCTGACTTATTGTCCTTATGTGGAGCTGGAGATCGAAGAAGGAGTTGTCGAGATAGAAGGACAATCTGTCAAATTCAGTAAAAAGGAAACTGTTCAAATAGAAAAAGAGGGCGGTTGCTATTTGGCAGAATGGGTAGCTAGTTCAAAAGAAAAAGTAGAGATTGCCAAGAGATATATTGATCAAGCAGTCGAGTCCTTTCTGGCAAATCTTGAGAGAGACTGATAAACCAAAAATCCTATGGCAGGGGGACTGGTCAAGGAGAAATCTAATTAAATGTTAATAAATCCCTGGGGTAAAATGTTAGCCAGGGGGAGATCAAGAAATGAAAAAGAGAAAAGAAAATGACGGAGAAAAAGTAAAATCTTCACGTCCATGGCCTGATCCACCTAAGGATCCAAATCCTAAACCACCTCCTGAAGGCGAAGGTTTTTCTCTTGAGACTATTTCAGTACAAGTAGGATCAGAAAAGAAAGAAAAAGATGGAGAAAAATTAAGTCTCAAAGAATTGATGGAGATGCAAAACGAGTTTGATCAAAAACATTCAGGGACCTTTGATTGGGGCGTTACTATAACTGAGAAAAATCTTGAGTTATTATCTTTTCGAATTGTTTGCATGACAAGCGAATTAGGAGAGGCTGCAAATCTGGTTAAGAAAGTCCTTCGAGGGGACTTCGCTTTAGAAGAAATAAAAGGAGAATTGGTAGAAGAAATAACTGATCTCTTTATTTATCTGATAATCACGTGCAATCAATTAGGGATTGATTTGGAAGAAGCATATCTCAATAAATTGGGAAAGAATATACTTCGATTCAAACGATATGAAAAAGGAGAATTCAAAGAACAATTATCATCAATTCCTATCCTTCCCCCTGATTAGATTACAGAAATCCAGGTTAAATAAACTCCAAATTGATCCACAGACGCCCTAAAAAAGATAGCCCTGGGCATTAAGTCAGACAATAATAATTGATTTTATTCATGGACCAAATAGAAGGACTCACTCGAATATTTGAAGGGAGTTTCAGATGTCAAAAGATAAAAGAAAATCAATGACAGATCAAGAGCGAGCATATCTTATTAGGAATCGGTTGGAAGCAAAGGGAATGCAACCTTTACCGATAGATCACAATGCTACTTTAACCATGGACCAGCTTGCAGAAGCTTTGTATGAAGGAAGACCACATCTTGCAAATCTTGCTGAGAAACTCGCGAGACAACATAGTCCAGCCACAGCTCTATGTTTCTATCAAATGCAAGGTGAAGGGGTAAAAGCATTTTGGAGAGATATTGCTTCTCAACTTATTGAACATGCTAGTCAATGGGAAGAGAATGAGGGGAGTTGTTGTATTTTGAGTGATAAAGAAAATAAGAGATTGGATAAGAAATATTTCTAAGGAATAAACTAGCAAAATCCCATGATAAGATAACTGATTAGGGGGAAAATAATGAGTCCAGAAATAATTAGCAAGATAGATCTCAGAGCTTTTCCACTTTCTCATTATATGTATAGAGATATAATTCCTTTTTTCCAAGGATGGGAAATGGCTTGTAGATGTGGCTGTGGATTGATTATTCTCCAGCCCAAATTGCTCTTACTTGAATATATAACAAGAACAGAATTTTGTGAACCCGTTGATGTCCATTCTTGGAATAGATGTCTGACTCATAATCGAGCTGTGGGAAGTAAAGATAATAGCTTTCATAGGTTTGGGAAAGCTATTGATAAAAGTCCTTCTCGTGGTCCTATTACGCCCAGATTTATCGAGATCAATCAAAGATATTATCCATGCGTAATAATTTATGATACTTTTCTTCATTGTGATATTCGAGGGAAAAGAAGTATAAGCCCAAATTAAAGCTAAATGTTAATAAATCCCTGAGCTAAATTTTTAGCCAGGGAATAATTAAGGAGATGAAAATAAATGACATGGCCAAAAATGATTATTTCAGTAATTGTAGGAATGATTCTTAGTTGCATAATTCTCAATATTCCTGCTATTAGAGCCAAAGAATACCCTCAAGATCTAAATACTCACGAAGCAAATGTCGAACACATGAGAGCCTGCTTGGATTCGGCAGAAGAATTATGCGAAGAGAGTTTTGGATCAGTGATGAGTATGTACGAAGAAAGATTGGCGATTGCATTCGAACTCTACAGATCAGGAAGATAATATCTAAATGTTAATAAATCCCTGGGGTAGAAAGTTAGTTAGGGGGGAAAATTAGGAGGCGATAATGAAAAGCATAATAAAGGAACCCTTTTATCTCATGTCTATCCAAGCTTCGATATTTTGGGATTCGGTATCCGCAGAAATTTCTTTGATGGAAGATATGGGGCCTTTTTGTGACATAGAAAGGGCCAAAAAAGCAATAGCAGAAAAGATGGGCCATTGGCCAAATACTCTTTATCTACCTGAAATAGCGGAACAAGCTTTGATAAAATCTGGGAAAGCAATTGGCTATTCAGGATTTGATGATACTTGCATAGGTCAATTAAATCAAGTATTGGGTTTAAGAATTATAAGAGAAGTTCCAAATCAAAATCTTAAACCTTGGGATGTCTGTGTTTATCTTGATCCTGATCCTACTTTCCATGCTCTTGAAGTAGGTGAAAAGGTTATCCAATCTTTGTGTGTGATCGAGAATACTATCTCCATCAAATTGACAACAGAAGGACTAGAGATAGATAAGATTCTATTTCGAAAAGAAATAGACGTTACTCAAGAACTTTTCAAATGTCCTTATTGTAATTGTTATGTGGAGAAGGATAAATGTTTCTTTGACAGTCATAGAGAAATTCTTTTCTGCAATTTCTGTCAAAAAAGAGTAACCCAATGTCCTGTCTGTCGGATGAATATGAGTATCCCAAAATCAATTCCTGAACCTTGTCCAGATCCAGAAAGAACAGTTTGGTGGAATCCTCGTTGAATAGTCTGATTGCACAAACAATGAACGGGGAGCAAGAAAGGTAGGGTGATTGAAATGTCTGGAATATAAATTTTTCCTTACTTTTTTAGAATGAAATCTCTCGTCCCAAGTAGCCCTAACCTCTTATTTCTCTTCGGAGACTAATACAGGGAATAAGGGCTACTTGGGATTTTCCATTGTAATCTGAAGACAACTCGCCAAATACAAGCCCCTAGTACTCTTAAGGACACTCCTTTTGCAGTGATACACATTTCTGACCATGCGTTGAAACCATGAATCCATTTGCTCAAAGTTTTACTTACTGTAAACTTAACCATTATTCATTCTTTTCTTTTGTATCTTTTTTCGGAGTTCGTGATTTCTGAGTTTGAGACTTTGGTTTAGTGGTTCCTTTATCACTCCTTTTCTTGGTACTTTTTCTTACTACCGTTTCCACCTTGGGACTTTCTTCTTTCTTCGTTTCAGCTTTTTCTCCTTCGACTTTTCCTCTTGTTTCTTCCTTCTTTTTGTCCTCATCTTTGACCACTCTTTCGATGTCTTCTTTCGCGCTAGCTTCGACTTCCAAACTCAATGCTTGAAGTCTTTGAAATTCTGCCCTTTCTTCCGCTTCTTTGAATACCTCAATCTTTGCCATTGCGCTAGCTTTTTCTCCGAGAAAGACTGGATCCTTAGAAGATATTGAACGGCTAAGATAGCTTCTAGTCAACATCTTCTTTATTTCTTCCTCGTTCTGATCCCTTCCATAAATATGGAGAGAATCTGAAACATCCACATATCTCCCTGGTGCAACAGATTTTCCCAGTCTTTCTGATATAGTCTTAGCAAGATAAGCTTGAAGGGAAACTGCCGCAAAAGCATTTTCGAACCAAGCTTTCCAAAGATCACGACTTCTCCAATGAGTATTCATATTCAGAATTAGTTGTCCTGCATCATTTTCCAACAATCGAACCCAGATTCTTTGAAGACATGGAGGACCTTCTGATTGAGGATATTCTGGATTGAAATCTTTGTTAGGATCCCAAGTACACATTTGGTTTTGGCGAGAAAGAGGCTTTTCTATCACCTTATGAATCAGGAGATCAAATTGATTTATCCCAAAATACTGATGAAATCTTTGGGAATACATATATGTAAAAAACTTCGAGAGATGGTTTTGGAAACCATGAATAAAGTTTTCCGCATATATTATCAAACCTTCGTAAGAATTCTGAATATTCTTGTGAATCCTTGGCTCAGTCATAGGATTTATGACTTTGACGATTCCGGTACAGTCAAGAGAAGGTTTTTCCCCTTCTTCATCAAAAGGGGTCTTAATCCAGGTCCCTCTTTGAAAAACTTGGATCGCCATCTTTTCCCAGGCTTCTGGAAGATTCAAAGCTTCAACTACAATAACTGGTATTTGACCATTCGTCATTTAGATTATTTCACCTTTCCTTTCATACATGCTCCAATAAAACTTCCTATCAACGCTGATCCCCACATAAAACAGAAAGAAAAATAGACTACAAAGAAACCCCATGCATTGGGTTTTGTCCATATAAGATAGATAATAAAACAAATAAGATAAATTAGAACTGCAAAACTCAGGAAGATTACTATAAGACTGAATAAAGCTGCCACCAATCGCCAAAAGGCCGCAAGTAAATCTCTTGCTAAACCTTTCATCGTAATCACCGCCGCTATCCTCGTTGAACTATTTACTGGGGTTTTTACTTTGCTCCTTCCATAAATACATAAATTCCAGCTACTTTGCCTCTTTTGGAATATCTTAATGAGACAGATAAAGATTTTCTACCTATTCTTTTTCTTAGCATATTGCCTATTGCTGGGAGGTCTATTCTGTCTCTTTTCTCAGTCTTTTTCAAAAGAAGACCGAGTAATTGCCAAGATAGATTTCCTTTTCTTTGTTCCAAAGGAAATTCTTCTTCCAAAGATCCGGTTCGTGGTATTTTACCATCCAATTCACCAAAAGCTTGTCTCATTATATTCAAGCTCAAGGAATGCCTCATTATAGACAAATCTTTTGCTTCTTCAGCTTTTTCAACCTCTTCAATTTCTTTGACTACTTTTCTTCTCGGTTTTCTGGAGATTGTATCATTAGTCATATTATTGATCCTTTCCCTTTATTGATATATCTGCCATATTGGCGATGTACTCTTCAAATATTTTTAACTCTTCCTTACGACTTTTTATAGTTTCTTCATACCTTCCACACACTTCTTTTAACCATTCCTCAATATCTGGAATACTAGCAAGCAAGTCCCAATCTACCCAGCAAACTTTCATGGTCCAAGGTCTGTCAGTGGAACTCTCCAAATAAAATCGATTTGTTAGTTCAGGTAAAAATCTCTTCCCATCCTTAATCTCATCTTCGATTCCATATTTGGTCTCATCTTTGGTCTCATCTTTGGTCTCATCTTCAGATCCACACATCTTATAATCTAAGATACCATTCGGAATTCTTCTTTTTGTCCAGGGGGAATACCAATGTCTTTTCCATATATATTCACTGAAAGTAAGATGATATTGAGACCAAGAATAGCAAAATCTTTCCTGTCCATGCTCTGTTCCATCTATATTGGCAATTTCTAATTCGCGTCTTTCATGGTCCAATTGTCTTAAGCATCCATATTGGTTAAGAATAGCAAAGAATACTTCATGCCATTTTGGATCTATGATTAAGATATTGAGCGCTGAGGAGTTCAGTAACATTTACTTTCTATCCTTAATTCCCATAGCATGCCGAACGCCAATAGACCACAGAATAATCCCGCCACCCCCCAAAACAATAGCCTTTATTGCTGCAATCAATAGAGAAATAATCATAATTAAATCACCCCATTACTCATTAGAATCCCATCGGACCCCATATTGCCTCATCTAGCCCCCAATTTTCACATTGTTTAGGTCTCTCGGATCTAATGTATCAATCAATGGCCTAGAGATAATTTTGAGGATCTCTTCGTATCTTTTTAACTGGGCTTTCCATTCTTTATCCCATTCTTTACATCGTTCCCCGTACTCTTCGTCAGTTTCCAATCGAATTTCGCCTGTTTCTGAATCTGTGATGACTTTTTTGGATATTATAACATTCCCACTATCTACAAGCTTTTGAGTATCCAGAAAGACAGAAAGCGAGATTGCGGCAGCCTTTCGGATGTTTTCCATTTCTTCGAAGGTGATAGTGAAATAGAAATTAGTTTTGGGATCCACACATGATGTTAATACCGATTTCTTGGTATAGGTTGGGAAAAATGTTAATGTGGGATCTGGGAAGGGGGGATCTGATATTACAATACCTTTTCCGTCGATGGATACCAAGTTGGTCCCATATTTTGTCTCCCCATTTGTCTCCTCATTTGATGGCTTATTTAGAGAAGATAGATATGAAGAAATGAAAAATGCGCTGGTTCCTAAAAGGAGTATAAAACCAAATACACCCATTAAAGACCAATCTACAGAAGTTATTTTTATTTTCCTTCTCATTTCATTTTCCTCATTTTCAATTTTATTGGATGAAGCAATAATTGATGCCAAGAATTATCGCAGTCAATATGATTATTCCTATAATTAAACA